TCAGGTAAAACCAGGGCTGACTAAAGCGGCACAAAACGCCACAACCGTTCATGTATCAGAGGATATTGCAGAAAATGATATTCTTTGTGTGATCGGTATGAGTGGTAGTTTTATGTCTGTTGCTAAGGCGGATTACTCGAATAAGTCGCATACGGGTCCATTTTATGTCGCTAATTACGCGGCTTCCGCAGATTATATTGGACCTGTTGCTGTCGACGAAAAGATTGTTACCGCTAACACTAGTGTTGCATCTGGGGTCTTGGGCTCTGCGGTTCTTTTGGGTGATACTGCCGGTAAATTAAGAGGCAATTATGGTACAGGTGGGTGGGCGAGTGCTACTGGAACCGCTGCCGTTCGTGCGGGCCCGAAAATGGGTACGGTCATTAAAGTTGGTGACGCCGACAACGGTAAGATTTTGTTGCGTCCTTCAGATGCCGACACAAGCTGGGAAGGTGTAATTACGGCTAGTAGTGGTACGACCCTGACTGCTACCGGGTTTACTGCTAGTCACACCCAAGCAACAATAAGCACGCAATTTAAAACAAACAATGGTGGTCGACATGTACTCAGCGCCGTCATATCAGCCGGGACTCTCACGATTACTCTGAATGGTGCCCTGACCGGAGCGTCGACGCTTTGGTACAAAGTTAGCGTGTAGACAAAAGAAAACCCCCGGTAGCTTAGGCCATCGGGGGTTTTTTATTTATGAGTTACGGATCATATCAGCTTCGCGTTGACCCTCTCGCTTCAGTGCCTTCATCATTTCGTCGAATGATTTAGGGTTCCCACCTTCTGTAGCAGCCGCTGCATCGGGCTTCATATTCATGAGCTTCATACCTTCGGGTACTGGCTCAGGCTCGGGTACGGGTTCTGGTTCTGGTTCCGGCTCAGGTTGAGGTGTGGGGTAGATGCCGCGAGTCATCTTGATTGCTTGGTCGACCCCAAAGCCGCCCTTCCACGCCATGAGAAAAGCTTCGAAGGCTTCATCGTTTTCGTATACGTCAGACGCATTGCTGATCATGTACTCTTCGATGTTTGTTACTTCTTGCTCGGTCAGTGCTTCTTCGAATTGATCGATGTGATATTGAAGCTCTCTGTGTTGAGCAATAGCTTGATCTCGTGCAGAGGTAGCCCTTTCAAGCTCAGAACCGTAAGATTGTTTAGACTTTTCGTGTTCCATTTCAGCGCGTTCACGAAGTGTTTCGAGTGCGGCTTTATGGGCGACTTTAAGGTTTTCAATCTCTCGTTGTTTTTCACGCATTGGGTCCACGTCTCCGTGAAGCCATTGCATTGCTTTTAGCTCGTGCTCTTTTGCTTTTTCGTATACCCTGTCAGCTTCTTTCCGTTGACGAGACAACTCATCAAACTTCTTTTGATACCCACGGGCCCAGTTTTGGTACTTTGTTTCAAACCCGCGAAGCATCGAGCCACGCATATTTTCGTCGAGGCTGTTGAACCACTGCTCTTGCTTCAAGCTTTCAAGCTCCCCGTTCCAATCAAAGACCTCTGGTGCGGCCTCCAAGGGTGCCTCATTACTTTCTGCCTGTGCCGCTTCTACTGGCTCAGACGAAACCTCTGAGGGTTCTGACTCCGCAGATGTCTCCGCGACGTCAGTCTGCCCACCTTCAACAGCTTCGTTGTCCTCTTCCCACATACTTACATACCTTCTGGCGGCATCATGTCACCTGGAGGCATCCCCATTGGGCCCCCAGCCATTTGTTCTTCCGCAGGTGGCCCACCCATTGCACCGCCTTGACCACGGGCTGCGACCATCTCAAGCTGCATGAGAACGTCAAAATCTTCTGCAATCATATCGGCTAACTCTTGGGGCGTCTTGCCAGCAAGGTTAGGAATTTCTTGTGCTGCATCGTATAGAGATTGGGCTCTTTCTTCTGTCGCACCAAGCTCTTCAGTAAGAGGCGAAAGGTCAATACCTTCAGTTGCTTCAGCTTCTTCAAGCTCACCTTCTTGTTGCTCCATAGCACCAGCTTCAGCCATGTCAGCCCCTTCCATTGCGTTTGGTGCGTCGGGAGCGCCTTCAGCCATAGCTTCTGCATCTGCTTGATCAAGCAGTTGCTTTAGTACGTCTTTTTGCTTTGCGTCTTCTTCGGGAGATACTGATTGTTCTTCGGCCATGGAATCATCCTATTTACATAGCGGTAATATTACCACTAAGGTTATTATTTTTGTTGTGTGTATTCCTGAAAAAGATCAGGTCTCATTAGTTCAAAAGCAGGATTGACTCCGATTGAACGAATAAATTTATTTGGTACGGTAATTCTTTCTCCACTAGCTCTATCTTCAATTACCTTCGCATCTCTAAGCGTATCGTCTTTCACTTCTCGTAGTGATCGATTTTTCTGGCCCGAGATTAAATTCGCGTATTCAACAAGCTCTACGTCAGATAGTAGGCTTCTTTGACTTGGGTCAGGCATAACAACTCCTTAGAATCTACGACCTGGCCGACCCATTGCTGGTTCGGGTTCAGGTGCCTGCTCTTTTTGTTCTGGAAGGACAGTAGTGTCTAAGCCACGAGACTTTCTAATCCCTGTGACGTGGTCAAATGCTTCTTTCGACAGCACATCTTGATTAAACAAGGCTGATGCTAAAGGATAGTCGTCTTCTGCAAGTCGAATACGTGTAGCCTCGTTTAACTCTCGTGAGTCTAAAGGCTTATCCAGTAAGCGAGAAGCGTTACCTAAAGTATTTGCGAGTGGGATGTCGAATGTTCCTGTTCCCGGCTCTTTTCCGATTCCAGTTTCAAACATCATTTCGTATGGTCCTGCTAAGGCCAGCATAGCCAAATCTGTTGGGTCTGGAATAACCGTAGCCGCCGCAGCACCACTCTTAATTGCGCCTTTCATAAACTCGGGCCGTCTACGGACCAAGGTTTTCGCTACCTGGCGCTGGTCTAAATACCTCTTAGCGTTGTCTAAGCCCATCTCGATTTTCTTACCGAAGTCATCTGCGACCATCTTTCGGTACTGATCTTCGAATTGAATTCGTTTTGCTTCGTCGTATCTAGGCTTATTGGCCTGACGATTACGTTTATCCTTCTCATAAGCCTCGTCGAAAGCACGAACGTGTCGTTTCCCTGACTCTTGTGATACGTCATATTGTTTCATTCGAGCGGCCACTCTTTCGTCAAAAGAGCGCGAAGGATCATTGATAATTTTATCTAGTTCGCGCAATTCGTTAACGGCCTGGAAATCACTGGACTGAAAATTAATAAAATCTTCAAGATAGGTACTCGGTTTTCCGTATTCTGTATTGAATCGAGCCATGCCTACTCTTCCTTCGGAACGACTCGTTCTATTAGGCGCTACTTCGTCTAAGATGTTGCCTAATGCGTCTATCCGTGCGGCCCTTTCTTTGGGGTCCATCGTTTTAACAACGTCTGGATTGTTGAGGTTTTCAAACTCTTGCATCAATGGCACGGTTCCCTCGGTAACGTAATCAAACAATTCCCCCAAATTCGGGTTCGACTTACCCGGCGTCTTCATGTGATCGCGAAAACGACTGCGGCCTTTGTAGTCCAATGGCTGATGTGCACCACTAGGCGCAAACTCAGGAACATACAAGTCTTGTGACTTTAACGCTGTCTGAACACGTCGTTTACCTGCGGAAGTTTCGCTTGCAGCCTGTCGTTGTTCGGGGCTACCAAACCCACCCTCTACCTCTGGAATGTCAGGGGGGTCTTGAGCGATAAAAGGTGACGGATCATCAACATCAGCTTCAAACAGAGCTTGTTGGAAGTCTAATTTTTGTTTGACCTTATCTGCGCCAAGTTTTGCGCCGTAGTATCCAGCGGCACCGGCAGAAGCACCGGCTGCACCAATCGCGGCAGCATCTGTAGCGTCCAGAGCTTGTGTCTGCTCCTTACGCTTCATCTCGTTGATTATTTCTTGTGGTTCGTTGTTGCCTTTTTGCATTACTTATTTCCTACTAATTGTGCAGCACTTTTAGTTTCCTTGCGACCTTCAGCGGCAAGTCGCTTGTCATGAGTAGAGATCTCTTTGAGAATCTTATCATTCAAGCCCTTAGCTTTCTTCCGTTGCCAGCTACCGTGCCTGATTGTATCAAGTCTTTCAGCTTTTTGTGAGGCACTTTCGCCTTCAATGTTGATTCGTTTGTTCGGGAATCGTTCTTGAATTGTAGCCATGCACCGATCGTAGTCTTCTTTGGTTTCGGCTTTGCCGAGAACGCCGAAGTCGACTGCGGCGAATGACCCTGGTCCTTGACCATGGATAGCGTAACGTAGTCCGCGAAAACTCATTTTCCGTTTGCTGCCGCACTCAGGGCAGTCTGGTGGTCCTTCTGAGGTACGATAGAACACCTCGTACTCAAAAAAGTCACACCCCGTACACTCGAGATTATTTTCTTTAAAGCTCATCGTTTACGTCGCCCCCCAAGCGGTATCGTGTACTTAACAGAAGCAGACTTTTCGTCGCCTATTGGATCAACATCAAACTTTAATGACCCCGCTGATCCAAGATTAACCTTACCTTTGTAGATCTCTTTAAGAACGTCTTTTAGGGCTAGTTTTCGTTTCTTCAAAACTTCTGGAGCGATAGTGTTTTGAGTGTTGAACGGTTGAATAGTTTCTTCCGTTTCGTCCTCTTTTTCCTCGGTTTCTTCGTCCTCTTCCGCCTTTTTCTTTTTTTCTTCGTCGCTCATTTTTTCTTCCCTGATTTAATGGGGATTCGAAGATTCGTTGAAGCACTTAGTTGCTTACCGTTGGTGTACTCTTTTGGTAGCTTTGGTTCACCGGCAGGTAGGACATGAGTTGCTGGTGCTACTTCGACACCACGAATTTTCTTAAGCTTTTCGTGCAGAGTCGTTCGAAGTGCTTGCCGTTTTTGACCTGGACTAAAATCAGTAAGTTTCATCGTTTCTTTCCTTTGTGCAAACCGTGTTTGGCGTGTTGCTTTCCTTCTCGAGTAGCTTTTCTTTTAGCTCTTGTTGCCGCAGCTAATTTTGATCGTTTTGTTGCCTTAATGGTAGCTTCAGGAGCATAGACCTCACCAGTTGCTTTTGGTCCTTGAACACTGGGCTTACCAGAAGGTGTACGCCATTTTTGTTTTGTCCAAGTCTTTAGCGACTGCTGTGGTTTCTTCAAAGCCATTAGTCTTTGTATCCCCCGCCAGCACGTTTGTAAGCGGCAGCAAGTAGTTGAGCTTTACGCGCTGACCATTGACCAGGTTTTCCACCCTTGCTTCCAGATTTAATCCGAGAGAATTGTTTCTTACGCATCGTAGGCTTGGTGTAATTACCTGCTTCGTTTACCTTACTTTTCTTTTTTTCGGCCATTAGGCTGCTCCTGCCCAGATAATACAGACTCTTTGAGACGCACACTTAAAGTCCAAAGCAGAGCAGTATCCTAAGTCGCCCGCATTTACCGCAGCTTCGGGGTCACCTTCGTCTCCAATACCCATTTCAATGCACTCTTTCATACTGTCCGATGTGTCAAAAAAACTACAGTTACCGCAACGCATAGTCATTACGTTTTCGACGGTGTCATTGAAACGATCAGCATAACGTTGCCAGAATTCTTGATTGCCTCCTTCGGCATCAAGTCCAGGATTAGCTGGCCCGTACTCTTTCGTGTCCAGTGCATTTTGACGATTGTCTAAGTTTAGCTCTACGTTTTGAGTAGCTGCTGGGCAGGAGTCAGACTTCTGTGCTCCACGTCTCATTTCGTCCATCATGTCGTCGTATTCAGCCATTACCATTTCACCTTGTCTGCCCAATACGCAGCACTCAATTTTCCTTTAGCAATGTTCTTGCGGTGTCGAGACTTAAAGCTTTTGCGTTTCTTCTTCATGCGATCAGACTCGCCCGACTTTGGTTTACCTGCGGTGCTTGCGCCTTGCTCACCAAACCGAATCAACTTGAGTTGACTGCCTTCTTGAGCCAGCACGATGTGACTTTTTGTTGGGTGTTTAGGTGTACGTTTAGGTTTATTCACGCCTTCAAGGTTGTGTTTCTTGAGTAAGGACGCTTTACGTATCTTATCGCGTTTAGATAGTGCCATTACGCGTCACCGCTTCGAATGGGTGCGCCCCCACCCGCAGGTAATGCCGCTTCAGGTATAGGTATGTCGACGCCTGTTTTCTCTGCGATAGCATCTTTAAGTGCTTTGACTTGTTCGACGGGCATACTTTCCATAGCGGCAGCTAATTCAGCAGCTTTCTGAGCCTCAATGAATGGTTTACCACCAGCAGCGCCACCCATTGCGGCTTGTTGTTCTGCTTGTATCATTGCTTGTTGCGCCTCTGCTTCTTCTTGAGCCATAGCTTCAAGCTCAGCTTCAGGGATAATGATTCGTCTTGAGAGACCCATACCCGATATGATTTCTTCGGTAAGTTTCCGCATATCGACATTTGGATTCTCTGCGAGGAATGGAATCATCTGAAGCAGACTTTCGATCATTACGCTTGGGTTCTTTCGAAGTGGGTTGTATGACACCATTTCGAAGTCCATTTGGACATCTCTTAAGTCTTTGTGCGCCAATTCCGACCAGCGACGATCACCCGCGATACGAACGAGACGAGGTTCACGCATATACTTTTTACTGAGGTAAAAAGCTTTTCGCGCAACGTCTTCGATGGCGTCGTTAAGGTGTCCTTCTCTTGTAGCGAGTCGGGTTCGCATTTGGGCGTCAATGATTGCCATTTCTGTTGCGGTTCGAGCACCGACAACCTGTCCTCTGGCGGCTTCAGCAAGTGCTGAAATAAAAGCAGCATCGTCTTCCTGGCGGGCAACAAATTCTTGTACGCCTGCGGGGTTTTGTGGTTGGGGCATCTCGTAAAACAGAGTTGCCAATGTCCGTAAACTTTCACTGTTTGATGGGTTGATACCGATAAAAGACCCGGCGCTAGCTTCTACCGCTTTGTTCAAGTCTTCTTCGGTGATTCGACCTGAGTCGTAGAGTACTCGGGGAATCTGAAGATACGTGATTTGCTTCATGTGAGTGAGCAGATCATTAATTGTTTCTTGTTGCTTAAGAACAAGTTGTACTTCGCTGAGACCCAAACAATCAATACCCGACTGGTTGAGGCTGAACATTGAGTATGGAATGTAGTCAATCTTATCTTCGAACACCACAGCATCAGCTTGCTTGACGTAGTGTTGAATCAATCCGCGTTCACGATCGTAGTATTCATAGATTGTCACCCATTGAAACGCATCACGGACTTGTTGTGTGTTGCTTTGTTGGGTTCTGTCCATCAACCATTTTGGGTATCGATCAGGTTCGACACTTTCGACTAATTCAGCTTTGTACAGACCAGAACGGACTCGTTCTTTAAACTCAGCAAACGGAATAACTGTAGCTTCAATCCAATATCGAATGTCGTCTGGATCTCTTGCTGTAAGGTCGAAGAATACCGTAGACGGGTTTACGGCACGAATAATTGGTACATCTCGTTTTGCGTCCCAACCAGTCTTAAAGATTCCGCGTTTACAAAGAACGGCGTCAATCAACGCCGTTGATGCTTTGCGTCGAAACTTGTTGTTTCTAAAGATGTACTCAAGTAGTCCAGTAATCGAGCCTGCGGCATCTTGCGATTTAGGTGTTCGTGCGACGGCAGCAACAGATGGGTTGGGTCCAAGTAGGGCGCTTACAGCGGTATCAGCAATTGCGTAGATTAAATTCTTCGAACACAGAAAAGCATCCATCCGAGAAGAACCGAGATCTGAATCTGAGCTATTAAAGAAATCGCCACGGTAGTATCTACGCGCCTTGTCAAACTGAGTCTTCTCAGACCGTTTGTAATAGTCGAGATGACGATCAATCAATTTTGATAGTTTGGATGACATACCTAAACCTTGTGTCGATTACTAATCTTTCTTCGTACCGTCTTTGTTAAAGAATCCACGAACCACAGCAGACTGATCGTAGACTTTCTGAAACTTCTCTAACGCTTCGCCCTCAAGTGGTATGCTAGTATCTCTCGCAGTCTTAGCTCCACCTTCTCTAATTTTGTCTTCGGCGTTTGCTAAAGGCTTAGCGTCTGCAACAACGTCACCTGTTTTGGGGGGTACTGTTTTCGGCTGAAAAGTGCTTCTGTCAGAATCCTTTTTAGCTGGCTCAGCCTTTGATTGTTGATCGTATGTGTTCGCCATTACTATCTCCAAGTTTGTGATGCGGGTGAGAACGGAGAGATCGCACCCTGTCGTTTTTTCCGCTTGTGATCGTCAAGCTGCCTGATTGTAACTTGTCCGATAGTATATGTGTTATCAGTTTCTTTTGCAGGCGCAGTAAATCGTCGTTTCGAAAGAATATCTGCTGCCATAACAGCGGTTCGTGCCCTATCGAAGTGGTGAAGTATTCCATCTTCACCCCGTACACGCTTCTTTCTTGAACCATCGTAGTTGAGTAACTGATGTAGCGTTCCACGACTTTGTATCTTTATGTCTTTTTCGCGGAGCATTTGTACAAGTCGGGCTTCAGATTCCTGAATTCTTTTTTGTGTCGCGTACCAACCAGGATGATTGCGATCAGTCCACAACAGGTTCCGTGTGCCTTGATCTTTCAAGATAGCAATACAGGCTGTTGCGTTAGACTCGACGGCCAATAACGCTTGGTTGTACCGTAGTTGAATCTGTTTAAGTCTTTGCGCAAACCTATCAGGCGTTTCTCGGTCTTCCCAGAATGCAACTTCTTTCCAGTCAATCGCGTCCCATACAGTGAGTGCTGACTTATCACCTGTGCTTCCAAAACCTGCTGGGTCAGCGGTAATTAAATACTGACGCCCTGGCTTTGGCCCTTCAAACTCGTGGCACCCCCACGCAGACATTTCGGGGTCAGCCTTTGCCTCTGCCAACCAAGGCTTGAGCACATCGGCAGGCATTACTGGGTTCGTTGTTCCCAACCACCCATCGTACGGGTCTGACGGGTATTTGCATGAAAACAGTCTCGAGTCACCAACAAACTCTGTATTTAACCCCCGACGACGAAACGCAAGATTGTTCCTGTTCATCCCCTCGTGACGCTGCAAGTATTCTTTCTCCGTTACAGTAGGCTCAAAGTTTTCTACTATTTCTTGGCAGCTATCGTCTTCCCACCACTCCAAGAACAAAGGATGAAACCTACTGGTTCCCTCTAAGGCTGACCGCCACATTTGCTCGTGATGAGATCCGGCTCTACCTGGCGTGGACTCAAGAATAACTTTTGCATTAGGACGTTTGTTTACTGTGGGGAAAATGTTGATTGCTGCTTTACGCTGCCATTGTGCTTCACCGAATTCTGTGATGACAAGACGATCAATTGATCGACCAATTGCAGGAGATCTTCCGCCAGCCGTCAACACTTTAATTCCACCCCCGTGGATAAACTGCATTTGTGTCGCACCTGCTTTCTTGCCTGGAGTCAAAGGCATCTTTACGTCATCGGGTAAACGGTTGTACGCAAACAAAATACGCTCAAAAATATCTTCTGCTGTATCTTGTCGCTCTGCGATCAAAAGACCTTTGACACCGCTAAGGTACATACAGTCTCTAAGTAAAAGCATAACTGAGACGGTTGTGATCTTAGCCTGACGAAACTTGTTTACCATAAGCCAACGATTTTCGTCGTACGCTTTTAAGAGTTTCTTTTGCGTATGCGTAGGCTCCATGTAGCCTGTAGATTCATCTTCTCGGACAATTTGACACATTGAGACAAACGCATCGGGCGTAGCAAACATCGCTCGAATTTTGCCTTGATGTAGTCCTGGGGCTTCAGCAAACTTAGCGCCACCAGTTTTAGTATCTTCAGTTTCTTTTTCATTAGCCATACGGTAACTTTATCATGTAAAGACTTTTTCGACGAAAGTGTTTGCACTTTTAGTTTCGATAATGTAAACCTTAAACACGCACCTAATATGCGGTTGGGTAGCCTTATATGGTCCAGCGGAACGCACCAGGCAGGCGGTAAATCGTTTATTTTCTTCAATTACTTTATGTGAGAACAATATGACTATCAGTACTGAACTACTGAATACTACGTTCGCGGATCTTCGCGGACCTCTTGTAAACTCGTTTGTTCGTAGCAATGAGCTGTTCGAAGCACTTAACTCGAAAGCACGTATGCCAATGGAAGGCGGAACAAAGATTGAACGTTCCTTTTCCGGTGGCGCTCCTGCTCGCGGTGTTGGTGTCTACGTCGGTGATGAGCTACTGAACATGACTCGTCGCCAACAAATTCGGAAGTTTGAGGTTGAGCCGCACCGTTTGGTTATGGCAATCAACATTCCCAAGCGTGAGCTTGCTCAAAACTCTGGTAAGTTGGCTATCATTCGTTTGATTGAGGAATATCCTCAGACATCAATGGAAGCTGCAAAGGCTGACCTTAACAAGTACCTTCTTACTGGTGCGAGTCGCGGTCTTGCTTTTAACACTTCTGAGCTTCAAGGCTTCTTGACTCTTAATGGTCAATTTGCTTCAGGTATCGGAACCGGTGTTCTTAACGGACTTCTGGATTTCGAAGCGCCTGGATCACAAGTTGATGTTGTTCAGGGTGTGAAGAAGAGTAGTAGCTACTTCCACTTCAACCAGTACAATGACATTGCGACTTGGACCAGTGAGGGTATGACGCAACTGCGTAAGACTTATCGTCAATGCTCTCACTACGCTGGCGGAATTGGTAAGGGTCCAGACATGATTTTCATGGATGATGACACCTACACCAACTTCGAAGACCAACGAAGTGAAAACGTTCGCGTAACACTTGTCGATGACAAGGTTGACAAGAGCAACACCCTTGGCCTTAGCCTGGGACTTGCTTCTGTTACATCTTCGATTGACTTGGATCGTTCAGACTTTACGGCTGCAACTGCTCCACGCGACGGTGTTACTTACATGCTCAACACGGATTATCTCGAATTCCCAATGCTTGAAGCTCCGAATGTCTCGGAATTCAAGGAGCGGGTCGGTGATCAAGACGTGGTGACTGCAATCTTTGCCATGCAAGGTAACCTGATCTGCACCAAGTTAGTGGCGCAGGGATGTGTTACTGGCGGCGCGGCTTAAGGAGGTACATTATGGCTGGATCATTTACTACTGGCGGTGACGTTAAAGCTGGCGCTCTCGCACAATCAGGCTTCTCGTCTGTCCACTCTTCTGAAGTGTACCCTCTGGGTACTCGTCGGACGCAGATGGCTGATGAGGTAGAGTCGGGTAAGACGGGCGCTATTGATGCGGGTACTGGTAATTCTGGTGTAGACCGGGATAAAAACTTTGCTCTCCTTATCGGGGATCGTAAGTGGGTATTCATCAAGTGTGCAGGCGTTGCAATTAAGAAGGGTGACGTTGTTAGCCGAGATTCGGGTACAGCGTTTACTGGTCGTCCTGCGGCGTCTAATGCCATTCTCAAACCTAAGCTTCTTGGGGTGGCAGATAATGCCATTGCAGTTGGCGAGTATGGTTGGGTTATCACTCAAGGTTGCGCTGTTGTCCGTTCGGATGCAGCCGGGGGCGGCAAGGCAATTGCTGCTCACGCTCTGATTGATACTGATGGCGGTGCTGGCGCGGGTGAAGTTGCCCTTGCCGCTGGTTCAGACTTGTCTGTTATCGGCGTCACGCTTGAGGCGGCTAATGCCACGTTAGCTGACTTTGTTCAGTGCTACGTTGATATTTCGTAGCATTTGACTACGTGATACACTTAGGGGGCGTGGCTTTCGGGTCTCGCCCCCTTCGTCTTTTGGAGGCTCTGTGAACGTTTCTTTGGCTATGCTTCGTCGACAACTTTATGCCATGCGAGCTTGGGATTCGTCTGGTGAAACACAGGATCTACGTATTCGAGATTCTTTGAACGCAGCACTTGCGCGAATGGCTAGTGACGTTCCTCAAGCTTTGATTCCAGGTGAAGAGCATGTCGTGCTTAATCCTGATGTTGTTAGCACTGATTCAACTGTAGCTTCACGAGTTGTTTCTTTTAACAACGATAAGCGATTGCTTAAGTTTGTAGACACCGCAGGAAAGAGCATCGCAGATGCTGCAAGTTTGACAACATGGCGTCCGAAAGTAACGGGTGAGTGGGACGCAATTATGCATATCGAAGTAACGGATGCTGAAGGCCGTGTTCATCGACGCCAATGCTTAGAGTTTTTTACTTCTCAAGATACGACAGCCCAAGATCCAATTACACTCTACGCAGTTACCCTTGATCGCCCGTTTAATTATTTAATCTCAGCAAACAATCAAGGTGTGGGCGCGTTAGAATTTAGGCTTCACCAACCTGAGTTTTTTGTCGACGCTGATGTCATGGAGATTATGGAGCCTGCTCGCATTTTTGACAGTACGCGACAACAAGTTTGGAAGATAGATACCGCAGGTGCGGGTCGTCAGGACATGCTTGATTTTGAAGGTACGTCTGCGGGTAGACCTTATCGCTGTTGGAGAGGTCGTCATTTTCAGCTACCGGCTCCTACGGAAGCCCCTAAGATAATGGAGGCTAATGCGACGGTTAAGACCGTAACTACCCAACAGAGAGAGCTTGATGATAATAATAACGGTAAAATGGTCGAGGTAACGGAAACGTACACTGAGCCGTTAGCTGAAGCGTATAAGTGGTCTGATACATTAGGTCTTCGTCGAGGTAGGTGGGCTGTTCGTTACACTTATGTGATGGGTAGGAAGGATGAAGAGTGGCAGTTGGCCCCATCGGTCACTCCAGGTTCAGACACAGAACAAGATAGTTCGTATGGTCTTACTTGGTCCTATAAAAAAGGTTCAGTGTTGACTGGCGAGAACCAATACTCGGGTATTCACGACCCTCAGTTTGAGAGTGCTCCGTCGCCAGTAACAATTTTTGAGCAGAAAAAGAGTGGTCCTGCGGGAGCAATGATTATTTCGTCGACAAATATCGATGCGATGCAGGGTTTTGGTGACAGTGCTTACGAAAGATATGGTCGATCAGGTTACCGAATTCGTTACTATGTAGCTCATTTGGGTACAGATGAACGAGGTATCGGTCAATTTAATGATGTTGAAACCAATCAGAGGTTTCATCTGTTGTGCGAGGTTGAACCGACATTTGATATGGTGACAACGTTGTCGAGTGCGGGTACGGTTGTTCCCCCGGCGATTCTGTCGCTTGGTGAGGGTGATACCACAGCCGCAAGGTTTGTTTGGACTGGTAAGGAGCTTTACGATTATCATCGTCTTTTGCGCCACAGTACAGGTTACTATGCGTGGAAAGTTTTTCCCCACCAAGATGCTCGATATGAATTAGATTTTCGGGTACTGAGATTTCCGAATAAGTATATTGATGATCAAGATACCGCTGCGATTCATCCTGAAGCAGTGCCGACGTTAATCGAATTGGCGTTGTATTATGTGAGTCTGGTTGACGGTAACGACCAATTAAGTGCTCAAGCCCACATGGATCGATACCTACAATTGGTTCGAGTTTTCCGTGATCGATACGGTAATCCTGGAGGAATTGTCGAACCGACATCAATTTTAGGTTACTCTCACAGGCACCGTTACGGTACATTTAGTTCATCTGAATAATTAGATAGAGGTTTTTATGAGTAAATTGTTTTATCCGACGCTAACGTCCATTCCTCGCGTGAAAGTGGGTGACTTGATGTTTCGAATGACTCTTGTCAGTCAATATGAAGAAGCCATGGTGGTAAGTATCTTGAGTGCTGACAAGACATCTGATCAGTGGAACGGTACGTTGATGACTAAGAACGGAATTGAGTTTGTTAATGGTGGCGTTGAGCATCGCTCGATTCATGATTGGATGCCTGTCGGTTGGGTCTTTGATGAGAGTAAGGTTGGTTGGATTCCACCTGAAGGTATTCTTAGGTCAGATGATGCAGAAGTTGAAGATCCTGTTGAGGCTGAAAGAGAAGCAGAAGTTGTAACTCTCGTGGTTCCGGCTCCTTGGGCAGAAGAGAAATACATGTCATGGCGTTCTCGAGTGATTAAATCTCAGCCTGCTTTGAAGGGAACCGATGGAATCTATGATAAATTGTCTACAGCGTGGAAGCAGAAAGAGTATGCGATTACACTCTAAATGAGGTGATTCTGTGGGCGGTCCAACGGAGCAACAAACTAATACGGTCTTCATTCCACCTGGAGAGGGTCGACAAGCTTTTGCTCCGTCACCGCTTGCATGGTTGGTGGAGAATATGGAAATTGGGGCCGATGGCACTCTGGAGAGTGTCGTCGGTCCATCTATTTTACGCATCAAACCTCAAGTTTTTGTATCTTCTAGCGTACCTCCACCTCCAGGATCTCCACCGCTTGAGACAGAGGTTGACGCGTCGAGTGGTTCAATTGATGCTTTGAAGCTGCCTGATTTTTCTCCCGATTACGGTTACAAGTCGGGTCTACCGTTTAGTATTTTTTCGGCCCCTCTATTACGTGGTGGGGCGAATACCTTACTGTATCGAATTGGCTCTAAATTGTATCGGTTTAACGGGGGTCAAAATGATGGTGATGACATATTGTTGTCGGGTATTTCGATTAACCCTGAATCGCGTAATTTAGATCAATACGTAGTTTATGGTGATTCTATTGTTTTTTTCAACGGAATCGATCAACCTCAGATGATTTCTTATGATGGAATGGTGACTCCGTTAGGATTTGATCGTCCTGCTGCATCGCCTTCGGTGTCTTCTCCGAGTCAACCGGATTATGATGAGGTTACTAATTATTACCCAAATTCAATGGGTTATAGTTGGCAAGGTAGAATCGGTACTCCCGGCGATGAGCTTTCAGGTCAGAAAGCAGCTTTGCTTTCGGGTGCTTGGTATTATTACTTTCAGTACGAGGACATTAACGGAAACCTGTCTGAGTTTTCGGTTCCTAGCGATCCTGGTACGGTACACACAAATCAAGCCGATCCTATTGTTATTTTTGGTGTAAACAGACCTACTAAGGCTGAAGAGTTTGCAGAATCAAACGCGACTCTTGTCTCATCCATGATCGGTGTGGCGAATGGATCGCTGGCTCCCAAGGGTATGCCTATGGGTGCTGAGATTGATGATCTGACTCGTCGTTTCTTGATTCGTTCACCGGGTGATTTACCTGAACACGCTGTTGCGACGAGAATTTTTCGGACGGCGGATACGTTTCATAAAGACTCGACACCAAGATTTTTGGCTCGTGTTCCAGGCGGGAAGCAGTTTGTTTTTGACGATAACTATTCTGACAGTGAGCTTGGATTTGAGTGGGATGAAACTGTTTCGGTTCCTGTGTTTAGGGCTGCTTGCGCCCATCAGGGTCGGTTAGTAATCGGTAATGTAGCGGGTGACCCAGGTATTGTTCGTCAGTCTCAGCCAGGGTTTCCAGGTACGTTTCTCAAGTCTGAGTATATCTACCCAGATAGTAACGGTTTAGAGATTACGGCGTTGCATTCGCATAATGGTAACCTAATTGCGTTTACCGAATCTTCAATTTATTTAATCGGCGATGACTTCATGTCACCTCAACCATTGTCTACTGGCATTGGTTGTATCGCACCAAAATCTATCCAATCTATGCGTGACGGCTCATTAATTTGGTTAGCTTCAGATGGATTTTATTCGCTTGGTGCTAACGGCGCTCTGGCTAAAGTTAGTGCTCCGATAGAGAAGATTATCGAGCAGGAAGTTAATCAGAGTCAGTTTTTTCGTGCCGTCTCTGCCATTGATCCTGATTCGGGTGAATACCGTTGTGCTCTGGCGAAAAAGGGCGAGTCACGCAATAAATTGATTTTGTGTTTTGACACTCAGTATTGGCGGCGTGTTGATTATGGTATTCAAATCGCGGATATGTGTGCCTTACGCGACCACACTAAAAAGGTTGTGTTTGTGGGAGCCGATCCCCGAGAAGATTTTGCTATGGTTGGTCTTCGGAGGTACTGCAACATTTCTCGTGTGTTTGTCATGGGATGCCAGTCAACGGATTACTTCGGCCCACCAAGACGGATTCGTTATCGATCTGCGTGGTTGAGGTCGGGTGATTTTGGTTTGGTGCCGACTAATGTACGGAATCTGTACGTTGGTATGATTGATTCCTGGGTAGGTACGGCGACGATTAGATTATTTCGTAATGGTTCTTGGGAACCTATTGCAATCATGGACGATGTCTTACTTCATGGTCCCGATGATGAGTCAAATATTATCGTTGATGTTGCGGGTAAGGCTACGGTTGGTGATGCTCGTGCGCGTCACCCCCGCGTTTTTTGGCGTCAGATACCCGTGGACATACAGAACGCTAACTCTTGGGCGTTTGAGATTGAGCTTACTGGTAGTCCGTCTCCGATATCATCTTCGGGTATTCGATCGAGTAGTAAGCCTATCGACATGGATAACCCGACACTATCGGCTCGAGAACTTTATTCGGATCGAAATTTATTAAGCGTTACGAAAGAGTATCATGAGTGGAAAAAGCTGTATGGCGCTAATAGTCACATGGATTTTTGGTCTGCGTTTGACAGAGTTAGATTTAGCGACAAAGACTGGGAGTTAGGTCGACTTCGAATTCATGCGTTTGCTTTTGATGTCAGTATCGCAACTAAGGGTACGCCTCTCGGACGTGTTCCTTACCGACAGGATAAATAATGCCCCACATTTTCCCGAAAAGATTCCTTCGTACTCGTGACGTTGTTACCCCAGAAGGTTTGAATGGGGATTTGCATCCAACGTATGACGCTTTGTCGGGTCGACTTGATCGCACAAATTTCCACGCCGAAAACTTAAAAGGCAAAACTCGACCGCATCCAGATAGCTCCTTACCAGGCCCAACAGGTATGTGTATTTCTGAAGGCGCGTACTATAAGATTCACACGAATCAAATTGAGAGTAAGTATCGCTTTTACACAATTCGAACGTCAGATGATTACCTTAAGCAGCCAAAACGAGTACCACCTAATTTTCTTAAGTTAGATGGAGCTACAACACGATGGACTCATGGTGGTACGGGTACGCCTTTTTATGACAGTCCGCCGTCTGTAATACCGAATAATGGTGCATGGTCAACGCTACAAAACGAGGATTTGACGGGTCCGCAGCAGTTAACATTTACCACAGGTCAGTCTAAAATTTGGATCTCGGCTTACCTTCAGTATATTTGGCAGGGTTTTTATGAGGAAAAGTCACCGTATATTACCGGTGCGAGGCGGTGGAAGGGCATAGATAATTTAGGTATTCCTGAAGAGGGGGATTCATGGCTGGAAAAAGAGGGTTCGGTCAATAATAAATTAGCTTTTGAAGAAGCTTCCGTCTTAAATTTTCTTGGTCCCGCAGAAATTCATGAGCATTTAGCCACGTCAGGTACGGAAAACAAAACCGAAAACATCATAGAGTCTTCAGAACAGTATTCATTTCCTTTGAACGAACGCACTTTGTTTCGGGAAAGATCTAGTCCCAATGCTTGTGGGTTTCATCATATATCAAAAGGTTTTTTCCCGTCGCTTGTTCAGTTTGCGATTCGTGTCGATGGTAAGATTATTGAAGAGACTATTACAGGGAAAAAATTTCCGTTTGAAGAGTCGACCCACGGAATTAAAGTAACCGATAGTGTTCGAATAAAAGAAAGTGACGAGAAGGGAGAAACTGACGAGGATGAGTTGATTCGTGAATTCCTTCCTTTTTTCACAACTGAAAACACTGTTTTCGGTCAACGTTCGGCAACTGTTTCTTCGGCTTATGGAGATTCAGATGACTGTCGCCCAGGTCAGAAACTAAAATCTAGTCGTGCTGTAAGCTGCGGTCCTGAAGTTATGCCTATTCGTATTGGTGCGGTGGTTCAGGTGCAACCGGGAACGCACACGATCGAGATCGTAGCTCGTAGGTTACAACGAAAGAAAGGTAAGTTTCTTGCGGGTGATTTCGTAGGCGTATTCTCTCGTCGCATTATTGCTTTTGATCTACCAATAAATCCTCAGAGAAACGATAGTGATTCGGGGCTTCTTTTTAGCGGTGCTTTTGGTTCTGATGGTCCGGTAGGTGATGACATTCACGCGTTTAAGACTGAAGATACTTTGACGGCAAAAAATATTACCGGCTCGCGAGAAAAATTAGCTGACTCAGTTAATAATTTGAAGGAAACTAATCTCGACACTTCAGTTTTATCCAACGAGTATCTTCCAAGTAAGGTTACTTTTCATCGTTCAGTTATTATCAACCCTGATTTACATGTCGGCGAATATAATGGAGCATACGAAGATCCTGAAAACAACTGTTGGGCGACTGCAATTTTTCCAGGGTTTGGCGGAAATCCTCGAATCGACAGCATTGTAGCTAATAGCGAAGATGGTTGGATTCAACCTGGAAGTTGGTTGGCGTCAAATCGAGCAGGTTGGTATCAACTTAGAAAGGTTCCTGGGGGTACGCACTCTACTTCTGATGACGGCGACATATTAGGTATCAGAACATCTGATACAGCGTCAACATACACTGAAGGTTCAACTCTTCGACCTGGTGAAGTAGCACTTGTTATGATGGATGTAGAGCTTCGTGGTATCGCCCCGATACATTCTTCAGAAGCTGATATGGTTTATGGTTCAGTTTCTTTAGGCTCTGACGGCTCAAAAATTGCGGACGAGTGGCGTAATTTTGGTAACTGGTTGATGACTGAACGTTACCTTGATTTATTTGCTTTATTCGCGATTGGTTACAAACTTGATGGTGATTGGATTATCGGGTCACAGGCTACGCCTGCCTTAGTTAATTCGTACAATTGGACGAATCGATCAGCTTTCTACAACTCGGGCCCGAAAGCAAATATTCCTTTTGCGGCGACGATGGCAAAGTATAAAGCGCCGTGGGATGTTGACCCCGGTTGGGGTAGCTTTACTGAGGCAGAGAGAAAAGATTTATTTCTCAACGAGTATAATGGACAAACTCCGAGACTATGGGGTCAGGGAGGTAATGTTCATCGAAGTAACTTAGGCATTAATATTCCTATTGTACAAGTCATTGAAAATACGACGTCGACTACGCAGACGATCTCTGAATATGGTGGGTTTGTGTCTTCAATGGTTCCGAGTCATTGGACTCATGGTCACTCTCCCGACGATCAACGTAAAATTACCGTAGGTCCTACCGGAGCGTCGACCGCCTATACTTTACCAGGTCACTGGGCTTCACCCGTGGGAGGCCGTAAAATTCTTTCTGGCGTCAAAGTATGGTTTGGTAAATCTCGGTTAACCGTGATTAAAACTTGGAAATGAGGTAACTAATGCCCAGAATTACATTACCCCCACTACCTCGAAACGGCGACGATCTTTTACTACGTAAAGGTTTCAGCGACCCTGATGACCACTATACACGATCTACGTACGCTAGATTAAGATCACCTGATCCTAACAGTGGTTTGATGTCGCAGGTAAACGGTCGTTTGGGCTTCAAAAACTTTAACGAAGCTACTGAGATTCAAGATTACCACATTCAACCTCGCCAAGCAGCTTTTTGCGGCTCTGAGGGTATGATGGGTACATCAACAATTTACGGTGACGGAGTTGCCGCAAATGCGCCTGGTTCAGAGGACGGCTACTTTACATTACCGGGTACTTCTTTTCGATGGTATCAACCATTCGATACTACGGTATCGTTAATGCAGTGGTCGTTTTTTATTAGCTTTAATACGTGGCGTGGAATTTATAAAGACATGGAAGGTGAGGTTCACGGAGAAGGTATCGAGACTCCGATTTATCTTCGATGTCGATTAGATGATAATGTCGTAGACTCAACTACTAGACGTCTGGGCCAAAACTTTTTTCACCCTCAGTCACCCGGAGCGATTGATAAGGATAATCAAACAGGTCCAGGCATAAGCACTCGCAAGTATCTTGAAGATACTTATGGTGGTAGTATGTTGGGGTTTCCTTCTGATTTAGACGAAGGTCTCGACGAGGACACTTCATGGTCTACGTATGAGTCTGCTTGGGATTTCTTAAGTCCAATTACAACAGCAAAGCCTGACACAAAGGGAAAAGATCAACGGGCTCGCGGCGGTAATCCTAAATACGTTCAAACTGAAGCTCATACGGGCGTTCATTTTGACTTTCATCATTCGACTTCGTTGAGTAAGGGGTTTCACGAAATAAGTGTTGAAGCATCAATCGGTCAACCCAAAGGTGCGGGTGTGTACCTACAAAACTTAGGGCGGACTGACGTTACAGGATTAACCGGTAGAGGTTATTTTAATCTTGTGGGTAAACTTAGTCTTGGTATTCGTAACGCTCGAGTATTAAACTTGCTATAATCGCAACTGTTTGAGGTTTAAATGAACGTATTAATTCCAAAATTTAGCCCGCTTACTTGGTTGGGTTTTGTTGCGTTTTACATTCTTTGCCTACTTGAAGGTGGTGAGCCGAATCCTGATTTTCTTCGTGCGGAGCTTCTTACTGCGGGTTTGTTGGCGGTTACTGCGGGAGCATCTATTTATGGTGCGGTGTCTGCGAATAATCGACAAAAAGATGCGTTGGCCCAACAAGAAAAAGCCATGCAGATGCAGAAAGAGGCCGAAGAGCGAAGGCGTAAGGATGTTCAAGAGGGTTTTGGTGATGAGCACAAAGCGGCATCTAAGCGTCTAAAAAAAGGCAAATATGGTATTAGTCGCGCCAAGAAACTAGAGGGTACTGAAGAAGCTGGTCGGGCATTGGCCGCAGCACAGAAAAGTACTCTGGCCGAGTATGAGCGTGGCGATGAGGGTCGTATTTTTTCTGGTCGTCGAGAGGCTGCAAAGCGTGATTTTGCTCGTGCCGCCCTTGGTGACGCAGCCCAATATACATTGGGGCAAACAAGGCTCGGGGAAGAGATAGCAGAAAACCAACGACAGCGCGACATTGGAATCAAACAAAACTACACTTCTATGTTGGCTGGATTACCCCCTTCGGGGCTACCTGGTATGGCTTCATCTACCGCGCAGATGATGGCGGGCATGACCTCTCCGGGAGAGCGTGCGGCTCAACTGGGTATGCAGGGCATGACTGCGGCAGCACACATGGGTGCTTTTGACAAGAAAACGCCTGCGGCAACACCTGCGGCTGACACTCCTATTGACACTGCCGTTGCGGCTGACGTGGGTGCTCCAGCAGCAACACCGGCACCAGCAGCAGCATAGAGGAATACTTATGTCTACCTACAACATGGTTACGGTCGCAGCAGCGATTCAAAATCGTAAACGTCAGAACGAACTAAATGCAAAAGAGTTAGAGGCGTACGCTGTTTCAGCCGGGTTGCTTCAGCGATCTAAGGCAGTCGAAGGTATTGAGAGTAGACTTACTGCTGTACGCAAAGAAATGTACGTAATGAATGCGGACAAGCTGAAGCTCAAGCTTAAGTACTTTCAGGACAGAGATAATTTAGCCTACAAGATTCAAAAACTTAATCTTGAAGATCAGTGGAAACAAAGAGACATTATTGCTCGGGAAATAACAGATCATGCGAAAACGCAGAAAAAACTGCTCGAGGGACTAAACGCCGAGGACAAGGAGGCTACCCGGCGATTAAACGGACTATTCGAGGGGAAGGTAAAAACTAGTACGAATAGGGCTATTGCAAGATTCAAGTCTCTTACAGATTTAGATCTTTCAACGGACTCAAAAGATTTACTCAATCCCGGCGTAAAAAAGGGTCACGCCAACTCGATGAAAATTTGGATGGATAAGATCAATGCCGAGGTTCCAGGCAATCTACAAATTTTCAACACGAGTGGGCCATCGGGTGCGATTCTAAATTTAGACGAGCTTAAAGACGCGGATAATCCAGACAATCCCCTGAGAAAAGCTGGTTTGAGTCGGGGATCAATTATCACTGCGTTTGAGCCCGCAGGCTCGAGTTTATTCGACCAGTACAACGAGCATCAAGAAAGTAGCTACAAAGCATTAGGAAAGGCTGAAGAGGCCATTAAGGATCTAGAGAGTAAAGCTGCTGCAATTCAGAATTCTAAAACTCCAGAAGAATTAAAAACTCATTTGGATATTCGAGATGATTTAATCAAGCACGATGAAGTCTTTACGAAAGGCTCGGGTATTGACACAGCAAATCTGAACCAACTTACAGAAGAGCTTGCGCTATATGAATCTGCTCAGCGGTCTGAGAAGCGATTAGAAAAATTAGCCAACGAGCTTGTCCGAGAGCGACCAAGTGAGGCGGTTAAATTGCGCAATCAAATGGCTCGTCGTATGTCGAGTCCTTATATTCGTGCGTGGGCTCGGGACAATGGATTCGATGAGCTTGGTCACGTCACGGTAGAAGACGGTAAATACGACCCAGCGAGCTATATCCCTGGACGTGACGACATGGCGGTTGTACGTGCGTTTAACCGTCAGGCTGGTCGTGGTGCAGGTCGGTACGGCTTTAAGAGCATTGGAAGCGGTGACATTGTTCAGGTGACCGTTGATGGTTCTCCCGTTGTGGGTGAGCGGTTGAAGTATCATGCAGGTGATCCTGTAGGTACGGTGCGAGTGATGACGGAGACTGGTGAGGTCATCACGTTGGCTCCTGGAGATGTCGATCAAGTTGTTGTGATTGAGCGTAGACCTGATCGTGTGTCTCCATTGGTTAACCGGGCAAAGGGCCGCGCTTATCGTATGCAAGACCAGATTAGAGCGGCTAGAGAGCGAGCGGGCGTATCCGTACCGGGCTCAGAAGATAATGCGTTTATATCGGAGCAAGGTAACTATGTGATAGATAGCGATACGGGTCGCTATATCGATGAGCTTGAGCATAATCAAAAGTTAGATGAATTTATTGAGAATGATACGATTCAAGGAAAGGTCGTTGACGGTAAGCAGTACTTAGTCAAACAAATTGACGGTACAATGTTTGAGTTTGTGACGGCTGAAGACGGTACGTCACAGTTGATTCCTGTTGACATTGAAGACAAAAACTTACAGGCTCAGATTACAGCCGCACCTGCTCGTCGCGTGATCGGATCGTTTGCTGTTGAAGGCCAAGACGAGCCAGAGCGTCGACTGTTGAAACGAACGGATACCGATGTTGCGGGTTTAGACCTTATGTTTGAGCCTTTAATGGGCGAAGATGGCTACTCGGAGGAATCCGTAGCGTATTTTGAATCGGGCGAACAGCAGAAGCGGGCTGGCGTTTCGTTCGATGAGTTGGGCTACAAGGAAACAGATCAAAAGTTTAGTCCACTTGCCGGTCAAACGTACAAGAACGAATACAGCGTTGGCGGTATGAAGTTTGTGGATCTGGACCAAGCTCCACCCTTACCACCTTCACCATCAGAGGGACTGACCGTACCGGGTAAACCCGCAGATCAGCCGACAGGTATGCCAGGTATTACTGAGCAGATTGAAGAAGATGCAGCGAAGATGGGAGAACGCCCTGAAACACCAGAAGAAGTTTCAGGTCAACCAGTTGAACCAGAGCGTGTGGATAAGGGTGAAATAGAGGTTGACGAAGTTGCGATGCAATGGGACATGCAGGCAAAATTAAATGCAGCCAAAGGTGAGCCGCCCCCACCATTACCCGAAGGGTATGAGGTGGTTCAAGGTGAGGGTCTACGGAAGATCACGGAGCAACCAGAACCTACGCCGCAACAACCTCCACCACCGCCCGCAGACGAACTCGACACCTCCGAGCTTGATTTAGAAGCAATCACGGGAACGCCGCAACAGTCACCTGCCCCGACGCCAACCCCTACGCCGACTGTACCTACACTAATGTCCGACGATGAGTTGGAGGCTATCTCTGCCCCTGAGTCAGATGAGGACCGCAAGAAAAGAGAAGAAGAGCACGCTGCTCGAATGGCACAGCTTCAGGCTCTGGGTGCTCGGGTTCAGGCTCGTCTCGATGAGAAAAAAGACAAGGGTAAGGGTAAGACGACTGAGCTTCCTGCTGACGCAGCATCAATCTTAGAAGCAACACCTGAGAGTCAAGCGAAAGCTAAGAAAGAGGCTGAGAAAAAGAGCGGCAAATCCTTTAAACTATTGAATGAGCTACTTGTAGATAGATCAAAAGATTCAGGTAACATTCTTTTGTCGGATAAATTTGATCTATATCTTGAAGCTTCTAAGGCAGAAGGTCTAACCGTACAGCAAGCGACTGAACGATTAAGAACTTCGATGTCGAATTTTGAAGACGAGTCTGGTAAGCCGGTCCCACTTAAATTGGTTGATGGTGAAGTTGTACGAGTTGAGCCACCTACAACCGACGAAGAAAAATCTCCAGAAGATCCGCTCGGCCAAAGATTAGAAGAAGTTGACGAGGAAGACGAGGTTGCGGCACAGGTTAGTGAGGTCGTAGGCGATCCACCAGAGACTAAAGTTGCGCTTACGCCAGAGCAAGAAGCCGCAGAGAAAGCTGCCTCGATAGCACAATCGAAATCAGCCATAGAGGAAATGAAGGGTACTGACGCGGGTAGATTTACTTCGGCTGACGCCAAACGGAAAAGTGATGTTGCGGCGGCTACTTCAGCGTTGAGTTTCCTCGATGCTATGAGCGATGACAAAGATAAGGACGCGGATACGGTTCAAGCAGAAGGTGACATGCCAACTGCTGGCATAGTACCAGGAAAGACTACGGCGGAATCCGTTAAACAAATGGATGATATGCTGAAGCGAATGGAGAAGTTTAAGAAAGACGCTGATGCTAAGAGGGCGTCACAGCAAAGTTTTGAACAAGGGTTAGATACAATTGGCGATATTCAACCAAGCACACCATCTAACCTACCTTAGATAAAGGAATTTAATCATGGCTGCTGGAAACAACCCAACAGAGACTTCGTACCAAGAATATAAAGAAAACAAATTAAAAGAAGCTCAGGCGAAGAAAGATCATGAACCTTCGACAACAGATAAAGGTACGGCAGCGAAGAAACTAAAGGAACGCCGGAAGAAGTTTAAGTTTAAACTACCTAAAGTTGAGGGGTTAGATGAAGACCGGTCTGATGACGTGGCTTCTGCGATGTCTGTTTTTGCGGGTGGTACAGGTGGCTCAACTGGAGATTCGTCAGGTTCTCCGAGTGGTGCGAATCTGATGACTGTGGCGCAGGCGTTTCAAGATCGTAAAGACGAAAAAGAAGCTAGGGAGTTGGCACAAAAGAAAGCTCAAATACAAGCTGAAAGAGATGCAAAAATAGATGCCCTGCTGGATAAGTCATTAGCGTAATAAGGTTTAGAGGTTTTTATGTCGGGGCTTCCACCACCGCCAAAAGGATTGACTTGGTCATCGGCTAAAAGGTCAGTCAACGTTGCGAAACAAGTACCCGTTGTTCCTGAAACCGACGTTAGTGGTAGTGCGGAAGTTGTCTCGGTTGGTGCGCCTAAAACACCGATTGAAGTTGAACCGTCGCCCCCTCCACCACCGCCGCCACCACCTCCCGTCCAGGAGCCTGAGCCTGTTGAAACAGCGACCGAGTCTACCGATGCGGCTCCGTATTTACCGCCACCGGTTTATTCTTCTGTAGGTGTGTTGGGTGGTCGAAAGACGTTTGGTTTTTTGCCTTCGATATTAAGCCCAAGCCAGTCTCTACCAGGCGTTAAATCGACTGAGCAGCATCAAAAAGATCTTGAACGGCAGAGACTTACAACGACTCCCGAAGAAAGGTTAGCTCTAAAACGACAAGAGTATTTACGTTCTCGTGGCGCAACCAAAGCAAGTAAACTACGCGTTGAACCTACAGATCGATCAGATCTTGAAACATACGCACTTGCTTCTAGGTTGGGTTTACCTAATAATTACCCGACGTTTGAGATTGATTCAGAAAGTGGTATGCCAGTAATGCGGTTAAATCCTAGCGGTAAGGTTACGCCCGATAATCCTGAAGGTTTATTGGAGTTGGATCGGGGTCAATTTTTCGCGGGGTCGTATAGGACTAAAGAAGGTGAGAATTTCCCGTTAACGCCGAATCTTATACGTGTTGGTATCGCAAAAATCGATAGAAGTATATCACCTCTAAAGCAAAAGATATTTGATATCGAGGATGAGTTGGGCGATGCTCAAAGAGTCATTGATGAAATGGATGAGATTAAAAATATTCCTCCTATGATTGTCGGCCTGCGGTTTACTGAGTACAAAAACGAGAAACCGTTTACGCCCCAGCAGAAAAAATTGGTTCAAAAATATATTCGTGAACACGATCAAGGTGGTCGATATTACGATACAGTTAGTTTTGATCAAGACTATAATGATATGCTTGATCGAATTGAACAACTCAAAGCTGAAAAAGCTGCTTTTACTGAAGCGCGTACACCCCGAGAAGCTGCTAAGGCTAGATTGGAATATCAGTTACACACATTGTTGAATCAGAAATAATTTTTGGAGTCGAATACTGTCGTGGCTGAAACTGACACACCTGTAGAACCTGATCTCTCTGAAGCAACCGAGAGTATGTTGTCTTTACCGGCAGAAGGTGAAGACACTGAAATCGAAGAAGACAACATTGATTTAAAGCCATACACGTTGGCAGAAACAATTCGGACGCAGCGTGATTTAGCTTTTGCCCCTGACATACCTAAAGAGCTACAGGGCAAATTTTTATCTGTACCTGAAATCGTAGAAGCTCATAGTCAGCGGCTCGGTATATCTAAACAAAGACTGAAGAGAGCGGCGGCGAATCAAGGTCTTGATTTGAGTGTTTTAATTACTGGAATCGGTAGTCAAGGTCGCGACGTTAATGACGTATTCAAAGAGCTAAAAGATTTGGGTACGGTTGCTTTTGACCCACCCGAAACTCGCACCGATAAGATGAAGGAGTTTCGTCGCGCACGAATGACGGATCAACGTCAAGTCGACATTAACAAAATTGCGAACGCAAAAATCGATGCAGGAAAGGTAAAGTTTAATTTTAGTCCTGAAGAGCTTGCGGTAACTCGACCTCAAAAGACCGTTGACTTTAAGAAGATTAAAGATCTATCTAAGCGTCAGGCCGCAGTCGCAGAAATTGTGTATGACATGGGATCTGATACCGGTATGAGTCGTGATCAGATGGCGGCAATCTTAGCGAATGGAATTGCTGAAAGCCGACTTGATCCTTTTGCGGAGTCTCCTGGTAGTGAGGATTCGCACGGTATCTGGCAGTTTAATCGCGGAGGTTCAGGTGAAGGTGTCGGGTTTACTGTAGAGCAGCTTCAAGATCCTAAGTTTCAGATGGAAAAAATCATTGCGGCCACAAAGGATCGTGATGAGCTTAAAGGATTTAGAGACACTAACGCTGATGCAAACGAGCTTACAAAGCAGTTTATGATCCATTTTGAGAAACCTCAAAATCAATCAGAGACTAAGATCAAGCAACGCCAGTCTTATGTGGCTCAAGCACAAAGATTGCTAGATGAAGCCGAAAAGAATTCTCCGAAAGCCCAGCACATGGCTAAGGTCACAAAGGAAAAGAGCAAGCAGCTTAAGAGAATCGTTAACGAAGGTAGTCGGGTAAAGTTTCGGGTAGGCACTGATAGAGAGGCCCCCGGCGGTGACGTTGCAAACGAGGTTGTTAAGCCTGGTTCAAAAGTCTACAAAGAGGTTGAAGACGAAGTTGAAATTCTTATCAATCCTGACAAGGCTCGTGAGAAGGGTGGTGACCCGAAACGTGCGAGGTTGATGCAGAATCTTTTGGCTAAATATCGTAGCGGTGACACATCAGACCAACTTCATAATTTGTTTGAAGAGGGCGCTTTTTACGATCTGTATTCTTCAGCGGTAAACTATGACGTAGATCTCGCAGCAAGTAAATTGGGCATCGATCCGAATGAATTTATGCTTAAAGCGAAAGATGCTCGATCGAAAGAAGGTCAAATTTGGAGGGAGATTCTACGCAGTAACCGTGACCAGGCAGCAAAGTTTCAGACACTAAATAAGCTTGGTGTACCGGCGTTTGTGTCCTATGAGTTTATGGACCCAGACAACTGGATGGGTGAGCGTCGAACAGATTCAGACGACCCGTACTTGTCTCGTTGGTGGGACGCAACTTCGGGTAACCGTGTTGAGCTTGTGGGTTTGGACAAAGACAAAATTCCTGTGTTTCGGGCGCAGCATCATTTAGCTTCTTTTGCGGACAAACTTGATTTGGTTTTGAGCATGGGGGCGGGAGCACTTGAGCGATCATTACGTGGACCGGAAGACGAATCTCTCGGGGAAGCAATAAAAGAAGGTTCAATTGAAGGCATCAAAAATGCACGGAACCTGACTAAGTTTATGCTCTCGACTGAGGCGGCAAGAAGTAACGGTATTTCAGCGTTGGCTTTGGGTATGGTTGGTTTTGGTGGGGATATTCTTACACCTGACCCCACAATTGGTCTTGCAATGGTTGCGTCTTCGACTCGGAAAGCGGCTAAAAAAATTGCTCCGTTACTGAACAAAAGACACATTCCGAAAGCTTTAGATGACATGGACACCGTTGCGACGGAGATGATCGAGTCTCAAAAGTTAATCGTACGGGCCAAAGAAGAATTTGCCGCAGGTAATATTGAGGCGGGTCAGAATCTTTTAGATCAAGCCAAAGAAGCTGCTCTTAAAGCTGAACGTGCTGAGCGTAATATTAAAAGCAAGCTTCCAAAACTTATGGAAGAAGTAGATCGTACTGACGGTGGTCTTGCTCGTGAGATTGCGAGAGATACCCCAATTATTAAGGGTGGCAAAGAGTCTGATCAAGCTGCGAAAGAAATAGGGTTCTCTGACTTCGGTGTACGTAGAGATTTCGTTCATCCATCCTATAATCGAATCGAGGCTCGCGGCGGCGGTGATTCCCAGATTGTCAGACGTTCTGAATTCTTTGATGTCAGCACAAAAATTGACAATCTTAAGGATCTTGCGACACGGATAGAGGCAGGTGATGTGGGTAAAGCCTACACACCAGAAGTGCTTTCCGAGGCTCTTACACCGCTACAAAATACTTTTGCGACTATTCTTGCGGGTAGGGGTTTTTCAAAAGCCAAGAGCGCCAAGACACAATCACCTGAAGTTACGGACTCATTAATTAGTTTCTTCGACTTTTTAGGTAGCACTCGAACGGCTGAAATGATGGTTGAGGAACCTGAAAAGTTTCGGGCGACGGCTATGGATATGTTCAACCGAATTCCAACGCTGCCACGCAAAACCGAAATCTTTGGTGATCTCGAAGGTGACATTACAAAGGCTCTCGACAAAGCAGCAAAAATTGCAGCGCGTTCAGACAAGGCTACCGAAGCTGCTGATTTATCGAAGACGCTAGTCGATGTTACGGATGGTGTTGCCGGAATTGCAGAGTCTCGTGGCGCATCTCACGCCCTTGTTCGTGGCGCTATTGCCGGGGAACAAGGTGTCAAGATCAAACCTTCTATCCCTGACGTTGCAAGCCGCTACGACGAAATCGGCAACGACAAGATCTCCTTCACAGCCCTGGACTTCCGCAACGAGCTTGAGACTGCATTCCCCGCCCTCCGAGGCGACTCCGCAATGCACATTGCCCGCTACCTCGATGCTCGCTTAAAAGCCATCCACCGCGAAACAAACGAACCCGTTGAAATTATCTTCGAGACCCGCGAATTCAAAGACATCATCCCTAACCTCAAACGTAAGCAGTTGGCAGAAACCGGTGAAGAAGCTGCTGATGTACAGTTTTCGAAAGTGCTTGATAGTGAAGGTCGAGACTACGGGTTTGAAAACATAACCACAAAAGAAATTCGAGATCTTATTGATGACTCTACGGATCTAGGTGCTGGTTTAGGCTTTAAGGTTGAAGATGGTGTCCTTTCAATTCGTGAAGTTGCCTTACCTGAAAATCTTCAGGGTAAAGGTATTGCGACAAAACTATACAAAGCTGCATTGCGCCGAGCAAAAGAAGCAGGCTTAAGTTTTACGAGTGATCAGAATCCAACCCCTGAAGTAGCTAAGATCTATGAACGTTTGATGGAAGAAGGCATACCTATTGAGGTAAAGACTGTTCGTGAGAGCGGTCGATTCGTTACCCGGTATACAATCTCAAGCGACAAACTGTCAAAAGTATCCGACGACTTACTTGAGTTTGTTGACGAAGCTAAGCAATTAGAAAATTACAAAAATCTTTGGTTACCTGATTTTGTCGAGGACGGACAAAAAACTGTTCGTGCCATGGAAGAGGCAACTAACGTCGAAGACTTTATGCTCGAGATTAATCGGATATCTCGACATGAGCTTAACCAAGATCAGATGAGCGCCGTCACTAAGTGGTTATCTTCGAAGGGTATTAAAGTTGGGTTTCGCGGCTCACGTTTTGTTGCCGATGATCCTGCTGCGATACAGCAAGCAGAGGAAACTTTTGCTCGGGCGTTCGCTGAATATGTTGATGGTCAACCACCACCAACAGAAAAGATCGAATCTGCTTTTGAGCGCGTGAAAGGTGCGTTGGTAGATCGATTTGCGTCAGCTAAGAATGCATCTGTTGACGGTGCTAAGTTTAATCCATCTGCTGAGATTGAAAAAGTTTTTGGTGACATGCTTGCAAATCAGCCTGCAAATTCTAAAAACGCACCAAAGATTTTTAGTATCATTAAGCGTGCTTTGATTGATGACTTACCGACAAACACGACACAAGAGTTTTTGGTTAGCATTGCAAAAGAGACAGACCGTATGGGTAATCCCATATCGGTAAAAGAATTAAAGCAACGAATGGTACAGCTAGTTGAGCAATATAAAAAAGCTGACCCGTTAGACAGAAAAGATATTCGAATCGAGCTTCCTGCACCTGTGTCTCTTGGCGGCTTATTGTCTCCCACAGGACCAAAACAATCGTTTACTCTGGAAGAATTTAGTCGGGGAGCACTAAACTACGCTCAACGTAAACGGTTAATCGATAATCCTGGGACGCGAAAGATTGCGTTAGAGAGTGATGTCTCTCCAATTAGAGAGCTTCAACCCACACAAATTATCGATCAGTATTTAAGTCAGTCTAACGTTGTAAAGAGGTTTATTGGCCGTACTTATTTAGGGTTTGACGCTCTCGAGGACATGCGGGATTTACCCCCAAAAGTCCGAGAAGCTATTATGGCCGGTACTCGTATGACACAGCAATCTATCGGTGATGCTGTTTCGCTGGTCTCTGATGGCGATTATTCTATGCTGCTACGGTACTTGACTGGTGATCCTACAGTTAAGCTGAGAACCGGTCGACAAGTATTCAGCGCGGGCCATGACTCTGTTTCTGATGGTTTCGAATCTTTCCGATCATACATTGAGAGTTTTGCTCTCGAAGACGCCATGGGCTACAATCGTTTGGTTGAATATTTTGAGACGGGTAAAATTGGAAAGAAATCAGCAACCCAGTTTCCAGATGAAGTAGCGAAAGCAGCGAAGACACTTATTCTTAATTCAAAAGGAAACAGGCTACTTAAAGATATATTTGGCTCACTTAAACCTGGTCATGTGATTGAAAGTGATTCAAACACGATTCGCCCTGAGCATTTAGAGATCATCGAGAACCTTTTTTACCACACGGGTAAAAGTCGACGGAAAAATGCTCAAGATGTTTTGACCCTATTCAGAGGTAGTTCGCGGCAGCAATTTGATTCGCTCTATAAAATGCTCGATGAAATGTATCCGATGAAGACGGCGAAGGATCATCCTGTGGCTAATCGTGTAGCTGTTTTATTCTCGGCTCATGGTGCCGCGATGAAAGCTCGTAAGGAATGGGTTGATTTGGGTATTGCTGTTGACGCCAAAACAGCGGCTGATTTTAAGAAGTGGATTATTGGTGAGGGTTTAGACACGGACGCGGAAGCCGCGAAAGTAAAGCAAGCGTTTCAAGTTTTTGGTTACAACCCCAGGTTTATGGAAGCTCTGGAGTTAGACGGCTTTGGTGACGTTTGGGTTCCCGCAGCAGCCCGCAGAAAATTAGCTTTGGCTTTAGAGCAAGCAACTGATCCAACGATAAAATTAGATTTCGGTATGTTGGAGACAATTGGTCAAGGTTTACGGGAGGCGAATATGAGTGCTGCTGCTGCGGCGTTTACTTTCCGTTACCTCAAGACGAAGATGGTTCGCGGTCATTTCTTGTTGAAGTCTCGGTATTTCTGGATGAACACAATGGATCACTTCAATCAGATGAGCCAGATTGTTGGTTTTAGACCTGCATTTATCTCATCTGTGAGATTAGTTCCTCAGTCGCTTGTGACAAACCCTTGGGTTCAGACAGCGTTGGTAGGTATTCAGAAAGCAGGCAAGGACGATGTAGGTGAGGTGATGCGGGGTGCGTTGTCTGCTGCTGGTGATGAAGGCGCTCGGTGGGCTTCAGCGTTGATGCGGGCATCTAAGTGGAACGGTTCTCTTGATGCGATGATGGAAGGTAGGGATGGTTTCGTGCTCGCAGGCGGTGTTCCTTATGCCTACAAGGATCTAAAGCGTATTGGCGTTGAAGAAGGTTTGGCTGCTTCGTTCCAGACAACGGAGTTGGGTACAAAGATTCGACGAGTGGGCCAAATGTTTTTGAACAATTATGAGAAAAAAACAGGTCTGCGTCAATTGCTCGGGTACGCAGGCGCGGACATACCTCGCTGGTTCGCAAAGATGGCTGAAGATCTCGCTGAAGGTTGGAGTGAGCGCGAGCGTTTTGGTGCAATGCTTACGTTAGTCGAGATGGGTGTTGAGCCTCGGAAGGCTGCACGCTTAGCAATTGACGCCCTATACGACTACGCAGGGTCGATGTCGAAGTTTGATCGGAATATGTTGGTTCAAATCTTCTTCCCGTTTTGGGCGTTCCAGAAAAACGCAAACCGTCAACTTGTTGATGTGTTGTTCAGTCCTCGAGGCGCGTACCGTTTGGGTGTCTTGCGTCGGTCGTACGAAAGACAGGGTGAGTTTTTCTCCGAGATGATGTACGAAGGCATGGTTGATCCGTTGGGCATCAACGTTGACATGATGGATGACAATGAGCTTGAAGCGTATGACGCTTTGAAAACTTCGTTAGAAGATTACTATGGTGTTCCGATTGCTCAGTTACCGGAAAATCTAAGGCGTTCGATTCGTATGGCTGTCACGGGTAGGTCTAGCGTATACGAGAATGGCAAGCTTTATAAGATGGACGACGAGGCAAGGCGTGTTCAAGAATTGTCTTACGCTGACCCGAAAACGGGAAAAGTCATACCGCGATTCTACAAAGGAAGATATCCACGTTCGTTTGTTGAAAAGCCTTCACCCGCGACAATGCCTAAGTGGACAGGATCTCGTGATGCAGGGCTAATTCCCTACGCCGTAAATGAGCAGAACAAAATTTGGAACGACTTAATGAATGCGACCGATGGAACTAGTCGGACGTACACCGCAGTTATGTTTCCTGAGCAGAGCTACAAAGCTGCGGGTAATTTCTTTATGTACCTAACAGCTACGTATTTTCATCTGGGTCGAGAGATTGCCACGAAAGTCGGACCCGAATATTTTATGGACCCAATTGATGAGGGTAGCGAGACTTACTCATGGTCGTACCCAATGATGGAGCTTTTGCGGCCTGAGAGTGCGCTTTTTGTTTCTGACGCAGCGGGGGCTACAGGACTCGATAAGAATCCGATGCCTTATCAATTAGCCCCAACCGCAGCTAACTTTTTGCGTCGGTTGGATTGGGAAATTTTACCCGTAGACGCAAAAGAAGATCCATTTAAGATGCGGTTAAGTCACAGTGAGTTTAAGCGTCGGATGGCTGCTGGCGACATTGAAGCAATTCCTGAAGACCCGTACCTCAATGGTGAGACTTTACTACCTCAAAATAACTACTACCTACCAGGCGGTGTAGCAGCCTTTACAATGCAGCAATTGGTTCCAGGATTTGATCAAGTAAATACTATTCTTAAACAAATGGAAATGTCGCAGCCAGAAGAGCTTTCAGGTCTTCGTGGAGAGCTTCAAAGAGTCCTCCGAGTTTATGGTGTATTAGATACTCGAGATTTCTCACCGGAGAAAGTCGCTCGGAGTGGTGGTTATCAGAAGCTAGACGAAACTCGTGACCAGCAATTGTTAGAGATTAAAAAGAAACAAAACTTAAAGTATTTGAACCTTGATGATTTTGCGCGGCAGGAAGATGCTCGGGCGAAAGAAACTTTAGAGCGTTTGAAAAAACAAGATCCAGGTGACATGGAGATCGACCTGGAGTAAAAAAGTGTTACAATGGACGCAGCTTTGCGCCAGGAGCTATAGATGATTAAGCAATTTACGAAGTACGGGTATTCGTACAGTCACAATGACACGATAACTACCACGTACAATAATACAGGTTTTGCAATTACTTCTGATGCGACTAACTCTCCATCAGCGGCATCTTTTCCGAACGATTGTTATATTGATTCTATCGAGCTTGAAGGTTCTGGAGTCGCCGCAGGAGAAAATGTAACCCTTTATCTCGCACGAGATTCTGCTGGAGCCGTACCAATCACAACGGATGCACTTCCAGGTGCAACGCAAGCGCCTACACTTCGGACTGGTAGTACTGGCGGCTATTCTTTTGCTGTGGGCAAGGATTACCACTTCGACTCAAGTGTGACAAACAGCACTTCGGGCACGCTGTATTTGTTTGCCAAAACGGCGGCAGGTGCCATAACGGCCAACATTAGAGTCAACTGGAGGTCGTAATGGGTAGTAGCTCAAGCACGGTAGGAAATGTTTTTGATGCATCCGTTCAGGCTGACGCCGATGGAAAAGTCACAATTGAGGGTGACTTAGACGTAAAGGGAACTACAACCAGTATTGAAACGGTAAACCTTAAGGTAGAAGATAAGCTGATTGAGCTTGGTAGCGGCGTTACCGGTTCACCAAGCGGTGACGGTGGCATTATTCTTGAACGTGGAAGCTCTGCGAACGCATCTTTGATCTGGGACGAAACTGCTGACCGATGGGTTGTCTCAACCACCACCGCCACAGGTTCCAGTAGCGGTGACCTAACCCTTACTGATGCTGCCTTACAAGCTGCGGCTATTGTCGCCTCCGGTGATATCTCCACTACCGGCGATATTATTCTCGACGATGGTGGATCGCTAAAAGAGGCTGGAGGCACCGAAGCGTTCACATTTGACGGGTCGGGTAACGTAACCAAGATTGGTGTTGACACCCAAACTCCCGGTCACTTTCTCAAGTGGAACGGTTCGAAGTGGCTCGCGTCGGCAGTTACCGGACAAGTTGCAGGTTCCGTTGCGGCAGACGACATCAGCACGGGCGATGCCGCAGTTACTATCGCAACCAGCGCGGGTAACATTACGATTGATGCTCAAGGCAATGACACCGATATTATCTTTAAGGGTACGGACAACAATCAAGACACTACGTTTTTGACACTGGACGGCTCCGAAGCAGGTAAAGCTACTTTCAACGCAGAAGTTGTTGCCCCTTCTCTTGACATCAGTGGTGATGTTGACGTTGACGGGACACTCGAAGCCGATGCAATCACGGTGGGTGACGTTGCTCTCAACACTGTCATTGCTGGCGTCACAGTTACGAATGCGACGAACGCTACCAACGTTGCCGTCACGGATGAGTCTTCCGACACGACATGCTTTCCATTGTTTGCTACGGGCGCTACGGGTAATCAAGCGCCTAAAAGTGGTAGCAACTTAACGTTCAACTCATCAAACGGTACGCTCGGCGCAACAGAGTTTTCGGGTGGTGGCTCGGCCATCACGGGGCTCGACGGCTCAAACATTGGATCTGGAACAGTCAACGCTGCGCGAATGGCTGCGGCTCAAACTGCGATTACATCGATCTCAAACAGCAGCCTTGTGGTTGGTCATGGCTCATCGCACGCAAACATCGATTTCAATACGGACAATGAGATCAACTTTGATATTGATGGTACGGCCCAGATTGTTCTCAAAGATGGTGTTCTTGAGCCTGTAACAGATGCCGATGTCGATCTTGGTTCATCTGCCAAGCAGTTTAAGGACGGTTTCTTTCACGGCACTTTGGAAGCAGATGCGATTGAGGTTAACGGTACGGCGCTTGCTACAGTCATTGCCGGAACAACAGTTACGAACGCAACCAATTCGGCTCATGTGCTTGTCACAGACAATGAAAGTACGAATGAAGAAAACCTGATTACGTTTGTTGAGGGTGCCACTTCAAGTACTGGTAACGTTGGCTTGGAGATGGACGGTCACCTGACCTACAATCCGAGCAGCGGTACAGTCACGGCTACGGTCTTCAAGGGTAACATCGATGCCGTCGACGGAGACTTCGATGGCACACTTGAGGCTGACGCGATCACTGTGGGTGGCACCAACCTACTGACCGGGGGAGTCGTCACCTCTCTTGGAACCATTACTCAAGACACGGTGACGTTTACATCGTCGGCCCAACTTGACCCACTGGTAATCATTCAGAACACCGCAAATGATGCAGATGCTCCACGTCTTCGGTTTGTGAAAGATAAGGGTGCTGCTGGTGCCGATGCAGATGGTTGCGGTGAGATTGAGTTTTACGGTGACGATGACCAACAACACAACATTATGTTTGCAAAGATTCGTGCAGAGGTAGCTGACGCATCAAATGATGCGGAAGGTGGACGCCTGATGCTTGGTGTTGCTACCGAAGATGGCGAGTTTCAGAACGGACTCGTAATCGAAGACGGTAGCGAAGAGGATGAGATTGATGTCATCATCGGTAACGGAATCAACTCAGTAGTTACCGCAAACGGATACTCAAAAGCACTAAACGGTTTTCTTGTGCCAGAGCAAAGGTCTGTACACATTGAAACACCGATGCTGGCTACAGCCGATCACACAGCAACAGGCATCACAACATTGATGACCGCGAGCGAAAACATTGCTCAAGGTGATTTGGTTTACGTGTCGGGTAATGGAACGATTGGTAAAGCGGACGCAAACCTTATTGCTAAGGTGCCCGCGATTGGGTTGGCCGTGGCAGCTATCAATCAAAACGCTGCTGGAGCCGTGCTGCTTCGCGGAATGTGGCGCGATGACTCTTACAATTTTACCGCTGGTAACCGCTTATTTCTTCACACAGACGGGACTGTGACGGCGACTGCCCCAAGCGGAAACAATGATGTCGCCCAAGCTGTGGGTGTAGCCCTTAGCGATGACGTTATCTACTTCAGCCCTGATATGACTCTGGTGGAGATTACTGCTTAATGGGTGACATTAGCCAAATAAACGATGTCGCTGCGGCGAATATCAGCCAGGTTAATGATGTTGCTAAGGCAAACATTAGTGAGGTGAACGATCAGGGTGTCGCCGCTTCTGGTCCTTCACGGTTGTTTATTGGTTTGGCCGATGCTCGTGTCGGTCAGGTTCCTATCGCAGATGTCGATGACGTAAATGATTGGAACGCCAATGTTTATTACGCACGAAATAACGATACTTGGGATCTCACAGACATTGCAGTCGGAAAAGATGGCAGTGGAAATAAGATGTACGCAGCCGTAATTAACGCTAACAACCCAGAAATTATCTACGCCAGTGAGTCTGATTTTTTAGCTAAAAACCAGTGGACAGAGGTCAACCTTACACTCAAGCAGCGCACACTTCTTTGGGGTAACGATGTTTGGGTCTCCACAGGAAACATGACAGCGAGTGTTCAACACATCTATCGAAGTACAAATGGGTCAACCTGGAGCGAGGTTGATATTTCTGGGCTTGGTAATATTAGCTCTCTCTATGCAAACGGTATCTACGCTCTCACATCAAACGGAAACGGTACGTGGTACATGGCGTGTAAGGGGGAGATTTACAAGAGCACTGATAATGCGTCTTCATGGTCTCTTGAGCACACGGTAAGTAGTGTTGGCGACAGAATCTGGGATTTAGTTATTACCAACAACACTCTAGTGTGCCTGTATCAATCTGGGGGGCCTAAGCTGATCAGTGCGGCACTTAGTGATACTACTGACTGGAGCAGTGCTGTAAGTGTTACAGGTACAGACAACCTTTCTCTTGGGTCCACAGCCAAACGTATGGCTGCTGGAAATGGGAGAGTTGTTGTTATCGACACTTCCAGGTCAGTAGGTTTTGATGTAAGCGGCAAAACCATTACTGCGCAGACCGATAGACTAACCCTCCCCGACGAAGGAAACCTAAACTGCATTTGCACCGATGGTGCAGGAACCTTTTGGACGGGCAGTGATGGCGGAAATACTGGAACCGATGGCGGTGACATTTGTCGTAGCAACGATAATGGTGCGTCGTGGACTCGAACCGTTCATGGCATCGACGGAAATCAGACACGCAAGGTCGAAGGTATCGGCGTTGACCTTTATCTACCACTTTAAGGAAATGTGATGAGTACTTATTTGAAAACAGCTAATTTAGACAGCAGCATTTTATCTTACAAGATTGTGGAAGATATTCGATTGGATCAAACAGCGATTACTGATGTAACTCAGAGTGATGGTACGCTTTATTCGATCGAGATCGACGCAAGTGCGGCAAATCAAAATCAAACTCAGTATTTGAAGCTCAAATTGCAGACGGGTGACGTTACTGTAGGAACAACACCCCCGGATATAATGATTGAGTGTGTTGCTCAGCAAATAACTACTGTTAACTTTCCTAGCGGCGTAGCATTCACTACTTTGTCTGCGTGGTTGACGAGCAGTAATGCCGACGCGGCTACGACAAACACAGAAGCAGCGGCTGGACGATACACAATTGTTAGATTCGTGACTAACTAGGAGAAATTATGTCATTAACAAAGGGAACAATTCCTCAGAGGTTAGCTGAAACTTTAATCCTCGATAAAACTGCGGACTCAACGCCGTCCAATAACGTTTTCGTGGGGGTAACTTTAGCGAATAAAATTTACTCCGTTAAAATTGATAACTCTGGAATTAATGCTGTGTCTTACGTGAAGGGACAGTTTGCGACTACGTATACAACCAACAACAGTCCAATTGTTCGCTGGTATGCGCCAGCAAATTCGATCGTTGAGTACGTATTTCCAAAAGGTTGGCCTACTGGTGGCATGAGTACAGGATTTAGCTTTATTGGTACGTCGACAGACGCTAGTACAGGTACTCAAGCAGATCCAATTTCACCGGGTATTCTCAAAGTAACTCTTCTCGCAGGAACATAAGATGAAAAATTTTATCAACTCTCTTTTTTGCTCGCAAAAACGAGTATCTTGGCGTCGACTTGCCGTGCTCGCTCTGGGCACCGGATTGTTGGCCGCTGGTCTTCTTAATTCTGAGCAATGGCTTTATCTTAGCCTTGCTTATATCGCTGGTGATTCTGCCGAAAAAGCGATGAGTGCGATCGCAAAGAAGTAGGTGACGTGTGGCGATAGCTTTATCTAGCACAGGGTTTCAAGATGCCGTTGATTATAAAGTAATCGTCTGCACAGGGATTGATGCGATAACAGCCCAAACAAACGTGGCGAATACTTCGGGCACTTTGTATGGGATGATTATTGATTCAACAAATTCCTCGGATAATGTGACTCTCCACATATACGACTCCCAAGTTTCGTCTGTGGGTCAGCTTGCGGTCAAAGGAAAAGCTTCGTCGATTAAAACGTATTCGATTCCTCAAGGCTTTGCTTTTACTGAGTTAAAGTTTTACGTGAGCAAACTGAGTACAGCGGCGGATAATACAGCTTTTGCCGGAAGCGTTGATATTCGTTTAATCTGTGGGTAAAAGTCATGGCAGTAACTAAAACAACTACGATTACATCTCTTGGAGGTAACCTCGTTGTTGACTTTACTGCGGACGCCACGTCTGAGAACAACGTTACGGGCAATACTTCAGGTTCTTTCTACCTAATTGAGATCGATAACACAGCAAACTCGAATAGTTTAGCATACGTAAAAATACGGGATGCGGCATCGGCCACGCCGAATAATGCGAGCACAGGCATTCCTACGTGGCAGTTTGTTGCCCCTAAAGCGAGCAAAATTACGTACACTTTTCCTGAAGGTCAGGATTATGTCGCAGGTTTAAGTATGTGGTGCACTACAAATCCCGCACACCAAAACACAAGCTCGCCAGGTAGTGCTGTAGTAGTAAAAATTATCTCGTCGTAGGAAACAGGATGGCTAAAATGGACCCCGTAACACTTACCGTAATCGCAGTTGTCGCATCTCTTGGTATGGGCTTCGGTGCTGGTTGGGGCCTTAAGCCCGACGCAGGCACAAAGGCTATTGAGGCGCAAACAGAGGCTATTAAGGAATTGAACAGCGGTAACCAGGCGCTCGTCGACAAGGTGCAAGAAGTTGCCGTAGAAGAAGCAAAAAGAGAGACCGTAATCGCGGATAAACTTACGGATATGCCACCCCCCTGCGTCAAAGAAGTCGGCGGAGATCCTATGTCATTGCAATGTATGTGGGCTCTATGTATTAGAACGGGTGAAACAGATAAGCAACGATGTGAGCCGTCTAAGTTGACGGATAAGCTACTCGGGTCTTATAGTTATTCTGAGTCGCATTAATAGGGGGTATAATGGATCTCAAAGATATGGTTGTACCTGGAATTACAATTGTATTCGCCGCAGGTATTTCGTTTGCTTCTTTTGAGTCTGCTGCATCTGATGTGGATGACATTGAAAAACGCGTCACGGTTCTTGAGTCAGGGTCTGGGAAACAAGAGGTGGTCGATGTCAAGATTGAAGGCATTGAAAACCGTCTTGAAAAGATGGAAGACCTCATGGCTAAGATGCTTGAAGTGCAGCAACAGCAAGCCATTAACCAAGCCAAGATTTGCCAAGCTACCAACGCAGAATGTAGTCCGTAATATGCGTCCGTTCCTTCTCGATTATGTTGAGTCGTTAGGACATGCTGTATTTGAATCAGGTGACTATAATCTGAACATTATTGGTATTCGCAGCAAGGATCACAAGGCCAATAGCTTTGATGACCGCATTTGTGTCGTGTTTAGGGACGAACAAGGCTGGATTACCCGCACTTGGGAATGTACTACTGAGCCTGGTAAGTACTGGCTTGAGAACCCTACTCGCGTAGAAGGCACTGCTATACTTGTTCCCGGTCAGTACCGATCTGTTTGGAAGATCGACAAGCACCAGGGAAAGTACGATGCGCTCTGCCAAAGGAACGGCCCGGTCAAGACTTACAGGGACAGCAATAAAGACGACATTGTTGATCTTGATGTACAGTCTATTACTGAAGGCTATTATGGAATCAATATCCACAAAGCTGGATCAGCATCGACGCAAGTAGACAAGTGGTCTGCTGGGTGTCAGGTTTTTAGTCACAGTAAGGACTTTGAAGAGTTTATGTCTATCTGCTACGCGGCAAGGGGGAAGTGGGGTAACAGCTTTACCTATACGCTGATTGATGAACCGGAGCTTTAATGGAAGCATTAATCGATTCATTATTAGCTGATGGTCATTTAGGAATCTTTGCTGCTTTTCTAATCTATCAATTTGTCACGATGCAAAAGCGCCTCGATAAGTTGGTAGAAGGGTTTCAAGAACAACTAGACGACATTCGAAAGGAGTATGACGAGCGATCTGAAAAGATGCGTGAGCGATATGATAAAGTCATCAAAGAGTACAGAGATACAAATGATTCTCAGTCCAAAGACTTTTTGATTACTCGAACAAAAGTACACAACGACATTGTTTCGAAGCTCGATCGTTTGTTGGAAAAAGCCTAACCCCCCACCCACATCGTTACGCCCCTGTCCAGGGGGATAGCATGAGCGATTCCTACCGGGTGGGGGGCCCGCTATTCTTCGTCATAAATAATTACACGATAAGATAAGTCTAACTCTTCGTGTTCTTGAAGCATGTTGCAACCCATCGCAACAAAAAGAAAAAATGATTTCTCGTCCATATCTTTTGGTTTGGAATTTGTTGAAGTAGAGCAGCCCAAAGATGCTCGAATATCGTAAACCGAGCACACACCGATGGCTCTACCTTGGGCGTCAACGGAATCAATTAAGTAGTCGCAACGACCAGTTTCATCGTGAGGTAACTTAGAATCAATAATATCTAAGTGACGGCAACAAGCACCGCACATGGTACACGGAAACTTCATTAGGCTTCAGGAATATCGTGATAGAACAAGTCAGCCGTGCGGTCTAAAAGATTCTCAGATGCCTCTGCGGGGTCATCACCGATGCCAACTGCAATACGCACACCACAAATAAATAGAGCGAAGCCACCATCAACTGTGCCGACTTCGACATCGTCGTAACCTAGATCTTCTAGGGCCAGTATTAATTGTGCGCCGTTAATCACTACAGTATTGTGAATCTCTAGTTCTGCGTTGAAACTCATAACCGCATTGTAACTCATCTCTTCGCCCATCTCCCTGGACCAGTCCGCGCATTTATACGTACACGCTCGCCAAGATCTACTAAACAGGCAACCCAAGCCTCGTAACGAACGGGTTCGTTAAATGATTTTTTTGTCGAAGACGAAAAAGCTTCAGATAATCCCTTCACAATTCTCATTGTCGGCAATCGTTGACCTGATTCGATTCGACTAATCTCTGCTTGAGTTAATCCAGACTCCCTGGCAAGGTCTGCCTGACTCCAATTTCTTGAGTCTCGATACTTTGCTATTGTCTTTGAAAATTGATTTACTAATTCAGGTGCCATCACTACTCCAATAACCGTTACGGTAGCACGATTAAACAGATAAATCAAGTAATAGTCTTGACGTAACGGTAAGTATACTATAAGCTCCAATCAAAGAGGTCCAAATGACAGGCCAACCCGAATTAGAATACGTAATAAAGACATTCCAGAACGATGAGCAATTCATGGGCGAAGTTGAATCTTTGATTCCTGGTTGCATGGTTTACCTACGTCAAGGTAGCTCTCGTTGGGCGCGACTTAAAAACGCTAACCCCGATTACCTAAGCAATCGAGAAGAGTGGTTTATTAGAGCGCCACTTCACGGGGCATGGTTAGTCGAACGAATGTTGAACGCATCAGGTGTTCGCTATTGGTGTCAGGCAACTTCTGGTTCTATGCTTGTGCAGCCTTGGTCCAACAACGAAATAAAAAGAAGCGAGCTTGAGTCCGAAGGTAAAAGACTCATTGGTAAAGCCATAAACAGAAGAGAGATACGAAGCTACGTTGCAGATATTGCCACCCCGTACCAGTTTATGGGTGTCGCGTGGGCACATTCTCGACCATACGTCATGAATGTTTGGGCTTGCGGTTCAGGTAAGACTTTAGGTGCTTTGATGTCCGCAACATCGCGTGAGGGCGACATTGTCGTCGTTTGCCCCGCGAAGGCTCGTCATGTTTGGTGGAGTCAGGTCCAGGAATACACAAACATTAAGCCATTCAGGGTTAAACCAAAGGCTGAGATTAGGAAAAAAGACCAGACTTTCGAAGACTACGAACATGCTTGCCGAGAAACGGGGCAACGAAAGTTTGTTATCGTCGGCGCAGAATCTATTGCTGATAACGTAGACTTAATCAAAGCGATCGAGCCGTCTGTTGTAATCTTTGATGAGATTCATACGCATGGCAACAGCAAAAGGTGGAAGGCTGTACACAACGTAAACGGCACCATTCGTTTCGAGAAACGTAAGACGACTGCCAGCAACAACCCCAACTCAAAAGTTAATCGCCACGCACGCGCAGTATCCATCATGGAGGTGTCGCGCATCGCCAGCATTCAACTGCGCATTGGCTTGACAGCAACGCCGCTCGACGACGGTCGACCCCGACGCCTATGGTCACAACTGGACTTACTTGCTCCTGGCGGCTTCTCCCACAGCTACTCCAACTTTGCGCACCGTTACTGTTCCGCACGACCTGGAACCTACGGTGGTCTCGAAGATGGAGGTTCGTCCAACATTGAAGAGTTAAAGGCCCGTTGCTCCTTTCTTGTCCATGAGGTTCCTTACAGCGAATCACATTCAAGTTTGCCTAGCACGCGGGTCCAGGTTGATTATCTGACAAACTCTGAGTTGAATCGTGCCGATAGGTTTAGCGACGACCAAACGTTTACTCAGGCGGTGCGACAAATAAACCGTGAAGTGGGTAAAACCAATGACGGAAGAGAGCGCGTCGTTGAGGTGCGTCTTGCCGAGGCATGTAGCCGTAAACGTAAGTATGTGATTGAGGAAGCTATTGAGGGTCTAAAGGGCGGAGGTAAGGTGGTTATCTTCACCGCTCGTAGGCGAGAGACGGAGTTGTGGGCACATCAATTGCGTAATCAGTTGTCGAAGGGTGATGAGGCGCAGAAGGGTGTGCCCGTATGGATGGCTCATGGTGGCGTATCGGAAACAGAGCGCGACGAAATGGTTGATGCGTTCCGTAATAGCGACACTGCGTGTTGTCTGGTGGCTACAGGGCAGAGTGTGGGTACTGGTGTAGACGGTATGCAGACTGCAAACCTGGCTATTTTTGCGATGCTCCCTTGGAAGCCTGGTGACTTTGTCCAGTGGAAGGGTAGGTTCGACCGACTTGGTGGAAGTCCTACTTTGTTGAAGGTTGTTGTGGCTCAAGGCACCTATGACGAGCGAGTCGTACAGATTCTCGTTGATAAGTTTGGGCCGATTGAAACGTTCTTGAAAGCCGATGAGCTTGATGGATTGAGTGAAAAGCTTCTTGGTATGGAAGATGAAGAGGCGCTTGTAAGTAGCATTATTAGCAAGCTGGAAGTAGCATGATTAAAGTCGAGTTTATTTGCGACGGCTGCGGGAAGTCCGAGACACAAGAATTTAAGGGTGTTTTTAGGTACATACCAATCACACCTCCTTGTTGGAATCGAGCTGCCGGTGTTCTCCGGTGTCCGAAATGTTTAAAGGCTAAGCGAGCTAAGAAAGATAGAACACACGCTGATCCGTTTTGGGTTTGTTCTGCTTGTTTTAGCACTGTAACTAACTCAACAAAGAAGAACGGATCACGTCACGTACAGCGTTTTAGAGACGAATTAAAAAGTCCGTACGCGCATATAAAAGAGTTTGATCGATGGCCTGGATCTAGGTGCAAACCACCAAGAGACATATTTTTTTACGGGCCGTTTAAAGACCGACAAGTAATCGATAAGATTATTTTTGAGGCTGTGCAGTGTCACATTAACAAACGTGAATCGAGAGGTTTTTCTCGGCGGGCTGATTGGACTGAAAAGCAAACCGCTGCATTACGAAAAGACCTTCATAGTTTACTCCTACAAAAAACTGATAACAGCAAGACCAAAGAGAGGTGTTAGCGTGAGCGAGTTTGAACGTATGTGCCGATTGGTGCATGTAGTCTACGAAGACATGATTGATGAGCATGAGCCTTATTTTGACGGGGATATTCGGAAAGACGATTGGAGTGAGGGGCTTCGAAATGATTTTCTCGAGCGAGTAGTCGAGTTGCTTCAGATTAAAATTAATGAATTTATGGGCGCGGCGTGAGAAAGATTCTTATCGACGCAGGTCGATCATCTCGTGGGTGGTCTCGTATCGGAACCTTTTCTCGGTGTCCGCAGTTGTTTGCCTACGGCCAACGGCTCAACTTAGAAATGATCCCCGCTCACGCCTTGACTCGCGGTAGCATGGGCCACGTCATCCAGGCGCATCAACATGCAATCTGGGGAGCAGCTTCGGCTGAAGGTGTTTGGGTCGATGAGACATGGCACGATGACCCCACTGTGTTTCTCGATCCTGAAGAAGCCGTACAGATGTGGTGCGGCACCAATGGTGGGCATGAGCACCTTGATAGAATGCTTGAAACCTTTGAGCGATACATGGCTCAGCATCCTGAACCTCCAGGCAACGTAATAAAAGTCGAGTACCCAGTAACTGCGGTGCTGGGGAACAAGGATAATCAATGGGGGTTATGGGTTGTTCACTTAGACGATACTAATTTCGACCGCCGTACGTCAAAGGTAAAGGCTTGGGATGGCGGAATCATTGAGCCTACTCCGTTGAATTGTCCTGGTCACCCCGAATCTGGTGAAGCCTTGGTACTCACACGACGCCTCGACATGGTGACGAAAGAGAGGGGTGGCCGTACGTTTATATGGGATCACAAACACCAGGCACGGGTACAAGCCAACAAGAGTGTCGATGGTTACGCAATTGATGGTGGGTTTGCCGCATTTAGAATCATGGGTAAGCAGATGTACGGCAGTAACTTCGGTGGTCTCGGCCTTAATTTGATTCAGACACAGTCACCCTGGCGCGTAGCTCGGCCAATGGTTCCGGCGACACCACACAGGGACGCGCACTTTGCTCAGATGCTTTGGCGTGAAGAACATAGACTGGCGCGACTTGAGGTAGACTCGCCAACCTTTTGGGACTGGCCTAAAGTGCAGCATGAAACCTCATGCATCGGGCGGTATGGAGCTTGTCCTGGTATTAAGTTTTGCTTCTACGGCGATGCCGCGAAAACAATTTAGGAGAGACAATGATTGAAGACAACGAACATCCTAGTGTGATGATTACCGTTTACGGTAAACCCAAACAGAAGAAAACGAGTGATGCATTAGCTGCATTTCCAAGAGCGTTGTTCTTGGGTGTGCCTTCAGCGATCACATTGGTTGCACAGAACGAGTTGGGTTTTACTCCATCGGTTCATTCGGATTCGCCTAAGAACCTGACCGAGCTTGTCAGTATGCTCAAAAGCTTTACTGAGTTAGATCCGGCTGAGTACGACGCATTGGTAATCGACGACACAAGTCACTTGTGCCAGCGTTCAATGGTTGAGTGGCAAGAGAGTGCGCCGATGGGACGAAGCGGGAAGAAAGATAAATTCTACCCGTACCAACAATTAAGTCAGCACCTACTTGAGATTGCACATACAGCACGGTACTTAAACGTTCACCTGCTTATGAATTTTCACGAACGTACACCAGGAACAAACGCTGAAGGACGGTTCTGCCCCGGCGGCCCAGATGTACCATCTCGGAACCAAGTAGAAACGTTACCGTCATGGTGTGACATCAATGTCCGTTCAATGCTTGACCCAACATACCCAGATCCCTGGTTCCCAAGCATCTATTATTGCGACCCAACAAACCCTGAATGGGTGACGGGAGATCGAACCGGTACATGTTCTGCAAAGACACCGGGCAACTTGCGCGAGATTTTACGTGCCAGTAAGAGCAACTATCACTTGAGCCGACTTCCCGGTCTGGAATGGCAAGATGAGGTTGCAGAATCTGTAGCAAACGCTATGATTGAGGGTGCTGCTGTTCAGGATGCTATCCAGTCAGCAGTGTCAGGTCGGACTGACAATCGGTTGCATCTTCGTTGGGCGTGCCAGGATGGCATTGCGCGTGGCGTTTTGAGGCAGCAGAGTACCCAGTCTCTTTTTGATTTCTCGGAACCTGAAACAAACAAAGCTTCATCTCCGAGTCTTCCACCACCACCACCAACTAACTAAACAAAAAGGAGTCATTATGACTATCAAAGTAGCAGGCAACGCGTTTCAAGGTATCAGTGCTCTTGGGTCTTCCGTACCCGAGGCAGGATTTTACGAGGTCAGTATCGTAAATCTCGAGCGTACTGGAAACGACAAGCCCACAACTCGTCGGGTTTACGTTCAATTCGAAAACGGATTTAAGATGTTTTCGTTCCTTAGCGTTCCATTCGACGACAATGGAAACATTCTCTCGGATCTAAGTGAGAAGCAAGTCCGTGGTCGCATGGCCGTCTTGCGTTCTATTCTTGAGTCGCTTGGCTACAGTGCCGCTGACATTGAGGGTGCCACTGAGATCAACACTGCCTGGTTCCTGACCAGCCAGAACCAAGGCCGCAAGGCTTTCGTTGAGTTTGTTCCTGGGCAGAAGGGTGTTCAGGGTTCTTACAACGAAATCGGAAAGTGGCTTACTAAGCAACAATTCGATGCGCTTAAGAAGTCTACAAACGTAGCCAGCACCAACAGTGCGCCTGCCGTGTCTAACGGAGCACCCGTACCACCGGCTGGAGTTTCTTTGCCTCCACCTGCAAGCGCGGCTCAAGGCATCGTTAGCTAAACATAGACCAGGGAACCACCTGTGTCCCAAAGACCCGAGCAGGAAGGCATGTCGGGGGTCGAGATAGATGCCTTACTTTCTATGAATAAGAATCCAAAACAATGTGGTGCCCGTTGCGATGAGTGTCCTCTCGGACCCAACGGCGCACTACAGAAAGATGAATGGCGTCCCGTCACTGGAGAGTTTCATCCAGGAGCAAAGATACTTGCACTGGGTGAAGCTCCACGCGCCGAAGATGTAAACAACGGTCGACCCATAATGGGTAGTGCTGCATCTGAGTGGGCCAGGTTTTTGAGTGCCGCAGGTATGAATCGATCGCACGTAGACTTGGATAACGTCATTGCCTGCAAGCCCCCTGGTAAGGAGGGTGGCGCGTGGAATCGAATGGAGAAGTCGCTCGATCGCCTCAACAAGAAGCGTGTGGCGCAGGGGAAAGATCCATTACCCCATCCGGCTGAGTGCTGTAAGCCTCGCTTGGAATCTGTACTAAACAAGTACGACAACTTCATTGCCTTCGGTAAGACTGCAACACGGGCCTTATCGAATCAATCGTCGAGCATACACGCCATGCGTGGTGGTCCAATGTACATCGACGACAACTGGGTGTGGTCTTCTGAACCGACAACTAAGAAGATGTTGGCTACGTTCTCACCTCACTACGTAACGAGAGCCCCTAATTGGAGGCCCGTTATTGAGGCCGACATATCCAAAGCTAAGAGATGGTTCGACAACACACTGCGATGGATTGAACCTGAGTCACAGATGAACCCAACGCCTGAAGAGCTTGAGGCTTTTCTGGCACAGCCCGCACCATTCTGGGCTTACGACGTTGAGACTGACGGCATCGAACCCCTTGAGTGCAACCTACGCACCATTGCAATTGCCATCCCCGATCTGGACGCCGAGGGCAAAGCTGCACGCTCCAACCCTATACACGTTTCAAAAGCTATCGGAGTTGGTCTACTCTCCACCGATGGCGTTACTCGCATCTACCCACCAGAAGACGAACGTCGCATTCGTGACATACTCTGCACCGCATTCACAGACGGTCGCGTTTGGGTGGGCCACAACGCAGGCTACTACGATCGTATGGTGGTTGAGACGCAGTTTGGAGTCACACCAGAACCGCTTGTAGACACGCTCTTTCATGCCAGGTTTAGGTCACCTGACCTACCCAAAGGACTGAAGACGATTGGATCGGTGCTTACAGATGTCGAACGTTGGGAGACAACAGAAAAGGGTACGAAGATATCTACTGGTAGTCAAGATGACACAGAGCTTCTGAAGTACAACATCATCGATACAGTAGTGAACGCTCGAATTACGGTGCCGTTGATTGACGCAGCAGTGGAGGTCGGTGCTTTCAATGAATTGAATCGTGGGCTTAGGCCAAGTCACTGGCCTATTGAGAGGCCGTGGAATCTAAACGAAATAGACCACGCAACTCAAGAGATGTGCGTGGGTATGCACAAAGCAGGTATTTGGATCGACCAGGAGCTACGTAGTTCACTTGAGTGTGAGTACGAGATATCTGTGAAGCGTAGACGTAAAGAGCTACAGAAACATGTAGACGCGGGTTTCAATCCTGGGAGCGTGGATCAGATTCGCAAGCTTCTTTACGATGATTGGAATCTGGGGATTCCGGCGTCGATGAGTGCCAATGAGTTTTATACCGAGACAGGTGCTCCAGGTACAGGTGACGCAGTAATACGCGGGCACCTTGCATCGGGTCAAATGAGTGAGCGCCAAGAAACATTTTTGAAGCAACTCCGGTTGTATCGTAGAGAGAAGAATAAGATTTTAGGTACTGTGTTGGTTCCGTTGAGACGTAGAAGTCAAGACTCAGATAAAGGATTGGTTCCTGAGGATGGTCGCGTAAGGTCCACTTGGAATGCTCACGTTACCAGTGTCGGAAGACTATCAAGCTCTGGTCCTAATCTCCAGAACATCGGCAATCGAAAGGGTCAGGGAAGATTAAAGTCTATCTTTGCTGCCCCTCCAGGACGCATACTGGTGGGTGCTGACTTAGATCAAGCACACCTACGAATCACTGCTTGTTACTGGCAGATACCTCGACTGCTCGAATGTTTTGACACGGGTAAAGATCCTCACAATCTACTGGCTTACGACATATTTGGTAACGATTTTAAGAATGCGAGTGGTTGGGGGCCAGATGGTTTTAGTCTAGATCGTAAGCCTACAGGTGGTGAAGCCAAAGCTATGCGTGATGTCATGAAGACATTTCGATACGCGTCAATTTATTGGGCTGACCCGATGACTGTATGGCAAGTGTTGACAAGCACAGAGACCGATGACGGTCGAATGCCATACCTAAAGTTTGAGCCAAGAGAGGTCAGACATTTTCACAATAAGTGGCTGAAAGCTGAGCCTGAATGGATGGACGCTTGGAACGATATGCGAGGCTTGTATAGTCGTCAGAAGTTTATGGAAGAGCCGATATTTAATCGACGCTCAGGCCCATTGTCTGACGGTAAGAAGAATGAAGTGGTTAACTTTCCGATTCTTGCGGCTGAATCTTCAATCATGAGACTCGCAGAACAAGCTGTGATCGGTGAGTTTCCGTTTGATTTTGCAGGTCGAGGTACTGGTATGATCCATCAATGCCACGACTCGATTGCAGTAGAGATACCCTTACCAGAAAACTTATCACCAGATTGGAAACCCGTTAAGGGAGAGCCATTACCCCCAGAGTTGGAAGTCGCGAGACGCACTGTTGAAGAGTGTATGACCGTGACTATCCCTGGCTGGGATGTTAGGATGACCGCAGAGGCTGAAGTCGGACGCAGCCTTAAAGACATATAGGAGAGGAAATGGAAACATCTAAATGGTTTCTGGCTCATTCTAAACAGGATGGGCTGGAAGATATTGAGCAGTGGTGCGTGAAGATCGGTAGGTCTTTGGTCCAGGATGGCTGGGAAACTAAAGTCATTTCGGGTCGAGACGACTACGAGATTCGTGCAGCGGCATTGGGAGGTTGGAAAGCCTGGTGCCGTGACGTACCACATGGGAAAGACTTTCAGGGTAATCCAATGTTTCACGGGGTAATCATACCTGTGTATTCAGATAACGAAAACCCAACTGTCGGAAAAGCCACAGCAGATATTGTAGATGGCTTTATATCTGCGGGTAAGCACGTTTATACATGGTGTCCCGCAGATGAAGTATTCCAAAAAGTATCTTCAATTGAAGTCTTACCAGAACAAGACTACCTTGCATGGGCACGGTTAGACTTTAGTTGTTGACACAGTGGTAAGACTGGTATAACTTAACTTTGAATCAAGCGTAACTAGGAGGTTCTATGTCTACGCGACCATACGTCGAGCACGTCTACAGTAATCTGAAGTCGCCTCGAACCAACGGAGATGCATGGGGCATCGACCTTGGACCCAAAACCCTACTTGTGGGGTCGAACACAAGCCACAAAAGCAGCGTGGTACAATCTATTGAGCTTGCAATTGCAGGATCTGCCGATGATGTAATCGGTCGTAGTATAGTATCCGATGCAGCTTTACTTTTAACACTTGCACCAGGAGATGAGCTTGGGGTTACGGCACGACTTAGTGATGGCTCTACGGCAAACTACAACGCACGTAGGGAAGAAGGTAAAGTCAAGCGCCCTCAACATGATGGTCCAGGCTCGGATAGTTTGGTCCACCGCTCAGTTGCAGCGGCGTTGTCAGGATCAGCAACAACAGCACGTAAAGCCTTCCTGGAATGGTCAGGTGACAACGTTACCCGTGACGATGTCTTACTCAGTCTACCAGAAGAGTTACATAATAAATACGCAGACATCGCAAAGCATCGAGGTAAGAACCTGAACGAGACAAAGACTCTCATTGAGGTTTTGAATTACGCAAACTCCAGATCGCGTGAGTTATCAAAAGAGGTCAAGGGTGCGGAGCTTATTCTTGAAAGCATCGGTGACTCGCTTGAGGCAAAACCTTCGGACGGTGATCTCGATAAGATGCGGTTCGCTGTAGCTGAAGCAAAAGAGATCTTAGATGTTTCGATTGCTCAATCAAACGGTGGGCTCACTCTTGAAGCTAAGCAAAAGAAAGTAGTCGAGCTTACAGAGAAACGGGATGCCTGGATTGATTACAAAGCACAGGCAGAGCTTTCAATCAGAGATCTAAAGTCTCAACTACCGCACAAGGGTGAGAACGTTGACGGTGCTATTGCGATTGTTGATGTCGCTGTAAAGCATGAGCTAGACGTTTGCCCCGTCTGTAGTTCAAGTGTCGGCTTGGCTCACCTGAAAAATTGCCAAAGCTTCTACCAAGAACAAAGCAATACATGGGAAACGCAATCTCAGAAGTTGCTTGAGTCAATCAAAGCTGCGGAAGAAAGATCCGCAGGTTGTGACAACAACATTGTTGCCCTTGACCATGAGCTTCGAGAGATTGAAGACACGGCGCTAACTAAAGTAGACTCTCGCGCATTACCTGTTTCCGAAGCACAGTATCGTTTGGAAGCTGCAATGAGTGCTCTGGGTAAGATGGAAACTGTGAACGATCGCTGGTCTGATTTGACTGGTGCTCAAGAACGGATTCAATCTTTCCGAGTCGATCAGGAAAACTATCGGTCACTTCGAATTGCTTGTGAGCGTTCAATTGGATTCTTGCTCTCAGAACAAGCACGTACGTTTAGTCAGTTGGTTCAACGCTTCTTACCCGATGCATGGAAATTCAAGATTGAATTGGTAGACGGTGAACGCGAAGTATTCCGTATGGGCTTTGAGCGTAACGGTAGGCTGCACTGTGCTTTGTCAGGTGCCGAATGGGCAACGGTTATCACGGCTGTCAGTATGGCTGTGACGTCTCAAATGAATAAGGACAAGCCAGCCATTCTCATTCCGTACGATAGAGCCTGGGACACACGAACGCTATCCGCTGTGATGCGTGGGTTCCTTAGCTTTGACGGGCAAGTTGTTATCGCCAGTACGGTAAGACCTATGGGTCGACCGCCAAAGGGTTGGACGATCATCGATATGGATGAGGTCAGCAAAACTTGGGTGGAAGGTGAGAAGAAACCCGAAGAGCCTGAGCCGAAGAAGAAGCGTGTGAAGAAAACTCCTGAGCGTAGAAAAGTACGCAACGAAGGTGGACTAAGTGTCATTAGTCGAAGCGCACGTAAACTTCAGGAGATGGGCTACGCAATCTCTGATGTGCTCACGATGAGCAAGGAAACGGCGCAACATCTAATCAGCAACAACATCCAGCCTGAGCTTGTTGAAATCCAATCTGATGGTGGATTCAAGATAATCAAAGCTGAAAATGTGTTGCCGATCTCGTTGCCACCGAGTCCGTAGTAGGTGCTTGGAGCGGGAATCGAACCCGCACGGCTAGTCGCCGGGAGATTTTAAGTCTCCTGTGTCTACCGATTCCACCACCCAAGCAAGGAGGCTGAGCACATTGAGTGCTCAGTCGACTTGTAACTTCACTACCTTGTAGCTGTGTACCTGGTGGAACCCGTAACCATCTACGAAATAAATCTGAGGCATCCGAGCACCTGTAGAAACCGTAGGTGCAGACTCAATAATCTTTATCGCTTCGTTGAAATCCTTGTCACCTTTGAAAGTAAAAGTCTTTTCGCCTGAGTTGCTGTGTAAGTACACGCGTCGGAATACTGCTTTCTCTGGTGCCTTTGGTTCAGGCGCAGCCTTCTTTGCGGGTGCTTTCTTAGGGGCAGCTTTCTTTGGTGCGGCCTTCTTCTTTGCAGGTGCTTTCTTTTTAGCGGCAGCTTTCGGTGCCGCAGTTTTCTTCGGTGTCGGCATGAGTCCTCCTATTGCCTTACAGGTAAGTATAACAGGGTGTGACAATTCGTGGTTTGACACGGGGTGGTGTGGCCCGATAGTCTTGTTGGGTTGGTGGGTTGCGCCAGTTAAATTCATCTCGTTCTGAGGTGAATTGTTTTTGTTTGGAATTGATGTTGTTTATGTAGGTGGTTCACATGGAAGCAGATGGCACGGTGGGGATGGAGAGCCCCGAAGGCCAAAGCAGAAACCCTGAAAGTGGTTCTGTTGTTGATCGGGCAGTTGAAATAATTCGTGGTTTAGTTGAGCGTTTAAACAATGGTGGTCGACCAGAACATCGAGCCGCCTGGGATTCAATGCATGATCCCGAAACCATCAACACCTTAGCTGAAGCCTGGTTACAGGATGAGGGTCGGCTGATCACAAGTATCGCCCTCATTGAAATGGTTCCGAGACAGGTTCAACGCGCAAGACAATTTAGGCGCACGATACAAACTCTTGCGAATGAAGTCCAAAGACGCAGGTCTGATCAGATCCTTGCGGATCTCGAAGAACAGTTGGGCGAACTACCCACGCTTGAGACCATGCTGGACGGTGGCGCTCCACCACCAGAGGTTGTCACTCGTCAGGTGCTATCAACGCTTCGGGCTCCACGAGGTTTCGAAGTTGACTTCAACGGCGTTTACCGATTGACCGCACAAGTTGACGGCACTATCTCACGCACACGTATCGCCCTGGCTCCAATCTTCATCGCAGGGCGAACCATTGATGTTGTTAGCGGTGAAGCTAAACGTCTACTTGTTTGGCGTGGCGCAAGTGGTTGGCGATCACGGGTGGTCAACCGAAGAACCATTGTTGATGCCTCAAAGATTATTGCGTTGTCGAATCTAGATGCTCCCGTAAGCACGAACAATACACTGCACATGGTGTCATACCTGGCAGAGTTTGATGCTGAGAACGCGCATAGGTTTCCGGTGGTTCAATCAGCTTCGTCGATGGGTTGGCAACCTAATGGTGGATTCCTATTACCTGACATGTATTACTCAACAGATCAAAACGTGGGGCAAGACTTTGCACTGACGCCACCTTCAGGTCTTGAGACGTTGTCTGGTGGGTGGAAACCCAAAGGTACTTGGGGTGAATGGATAAGTGCGATGCAGTTGGTCGAAGACTTTCCATACATGTTTATTGCTGTGTATGCGAGTGCCGCTGCACCATTACTGGAGGTGCTTCACATTCCAGGTTTTGTACTAGACTTTAGCGGTGAGACCAGTGGCGGAAAGACAACGGCATTGAGATTTGCAGCTTCAGTTTGGGGTCGCCCTGCTGAGTCGTATCCTACTGCTATGTATTCGTGGGACGCAACTAAGGTATGGATTGAGCGTACCAGTGGGTTTCTAAAGAACCTTCCATTGGTCCTGGACGAAACTAAGCGAGCACGACACCCGCGAATTGTACGCGATGTGATCTATGACTTTTGCCAAGGCCAGGGTCGCGGTCGAGGTTCAGTCGAAGGAACCCGGCACACTGAGTCTTGGCGTTCTGTTTTGATTAGTAGCGGTGAGGGTGCGGCAACGTCGTTCTCTCAGGATGCAGGGACACGCGCCCGAGTCTTGTCGTTAAAGGGTAAGCCGTTGGGAGACGACGTTGTTGTGGGTTCGGCTGCTAGTGAGGAAGCACAGGCGCTGTTGGCTAAGAGCTATGGACATCTGGGGCGACACGTTGTGCAGTACCTGGTGGCGAACCGAGAGCGTTATTCGGATATTCGTGCGGTGTTTCAGGCGTCGAGGCAGAAGTATTCAGAGCTTGCTCAGAGTGCTGTGTCGCGTAGACATGCAGGTCACTTGGCTGTGCTCGAAGTGGCGGCGAGTATTGTACACAGTCTTGGTGTGCCGACACCTACAGTTGATCCGTTCACATGTTTGCTGGAGTCACAGGAGCAGGCGGGGCACGATGCAGACAGACCGTTATCTGCACTGCAAGATTTCCTGACTTGGTGTGCGACACACCAGAAAAGGTTTTGGGGTCGAGGCGAAAAGGATCGAGAAGGCAACACAAAAGCACCACCGCAAGGTTGGGTTGGCGCTTGGGAAGACAAGAACGATTGGGATTCTATCGCAGTGACAACCACTGGATTCAACGCATTGATGAAAGACTTAGGCCACGACCCCGACGAGATCATTACTCGCTGGAAGGACCGTGGCTGGTTGAGGTTGGGTGGAGGGAGTAAGCGCCCCAGGAGCAGAGTGATCCGCGTCGATGGGGCACCTACTCGATGCTATTGTATTGATCGGAACGCAGCCGATATGGCTATTGAATCCGAGTGATCGGCTAACCAGATGACTTTAAGTCCATCCACTTGACCAGTCCTCGGACGTGATCGGGTGTCATGTATTGAAAGACAGCGAATGCCCACAGCACATCGAAGTCAAACTCCAGATCAAACTTGTCTGTAAATAACGAATGGATTGCTTTGCATCGTTCGTGGCTCGGTACTGATTTACCTTTCAACCAACGACCGATCTCCACACCAGACGCGTGAACCCGATCGTGGTCTGATAAGAATTCATTCAACATGCGAGAAAACTCACGGTTCGACACAATCCGATCCTCATCCACAAAAGCTTTGCGTCTTGCCTGGAAAAGTAAATTCTCAAATGCAAATGCGAATGGATAGTCGTCACGGTTTAGATCTTGAGTCATTATTCACCTTCCCTTAGAATACGGAGACGACGCTTGGCTGCACGCTCAGCGCCATGTTTTGAGGTGTACGTGTTCTTGTACAGTATCTTGATTGCCGGGGCAGAAAGCCCGACATCATGATCCTCGTAGACTATGAGTGACCAGCATTTGTGTACGCCGTCACGCGGAGCACCATCGATCATTGTAATGAAGTAGTCGTACATTACTGACCCCCCAACGCAATGACCTGGGCTTTGACGATCGCCGCTGTCACATCATCGTCTGCTGCCAACTCTTCACAAGCATCACACTCACCGCCCCAGTCACCGCCAACGATGTTGTCACAGTCTTCGTTGATACAAACTACGCACGCACATTCGTCGCTGCCACTAAGGTGGTATCTCTGATCACATTCACTACACGTCCTATACCCGACGTTCCAGGCCATTCGGTCCCAGTCCATATTCTCTCCTGTTGTTTAAAGATGTGTGTCACTGCGACACTCTATGTTTTTACCGCAAATTGAATGTCGCGTCAAGGAATAATTCGACACTACCTGTAGTGTATGATGTCGTTGGAGCACCTACAGAGTCGCGTAATCTATTTGAGAATCGCAATAAAAAGCACCCGACCAGTGGAGAGGTACTGATCGGGCGCAAGTTTTTGTTCGGACTGACCTCGGCGGTCGATCAAAGTTTAACCGCACTACATGTAGTGTGTCAAACCTTGGCGTCCACTACCAAAAATCCCTGCTCCCATGCAGATGTTTGTGGCGGCTCGAGTGGTCGACATAGGTGTGCCCCGAAGGATATCAAAGGAAGCGGGGCCGAAGCCCCTTTGGTTATGGTGTTGTTGGATCTACCTCCATGATGATTTCCCCGTTGTGCATCAAGGCTTCGTGAGCAGTTGTGGTTTCGCCCTGTATTAGTTCGGTGAAGCGCCATTGTTTGGCTGTGGTGGGTGCACCGGCAACTTCGAGGATTTCATTTGTGGACCACTCACGAGGATCGAAGTTTTGATCTTCGTCAGTGAGGTGTACGGTTAGTTGGATTGCCCAGGTTTTCATAGTGTTTCCGTTGTTATTGAACGATGTAGGCACAGCCGTGCCAGAATAGAACGAACCAGACAAAGGCAGTTGCAAAGTCATACATGTCGTACATCAGAATGGAACCTCGTTGTAGTTGGTTTTGGTGATCCATGTTTCTGACGCAAGGAAGAAGCCTGGTCCGGCCTCGTCGTCGGATAGCATTTGGGGGATGACCCGTAGTAGTTCGTTGAGTTCAGCTAATGTTATAGGTACTGTCATTAATGTTGTAAGAATCCGATTATCGGAACCCCCTCGTGTGTTGTTGCATCGCAGAGACCGCACGTATTGCAGTCACGGCGTCCGACCTGGGCTGGGCATAATACAACTTTGCGCCCTTCGGGCGTTGTGTATTGTTCGCCGGACCATTCAGGCAGGTTTCGCAGTTGTGGTTTGTTTGCGCCTGGAGCTTTGCGGTCTGTGATGGTGACGGCTACGCGCCATCCGGCATCGACTGCGGTGTCGGCTTCGGCGAGGTTGTCGCATGACGCCATTGCGAGGCCACGTAGGTGTCGGCCTTTGGTTGCGAAGAAGTGCGTGTAAGCTAAGACGCCCTTTAATCCAGAGGCTTTGGCTTTGTGGTGCCACAAGGCGACCGTGTTCCTGTCAAATACGTTGGGGTCACCGCCCACTGCTGCACGTATGTAACGGGCTGCACGACGCGCGTTGGCTAAAGCGTAGTCGAGCGTGTACTCGTCGGGGTGCCGACGCTCCCGTACACGCATTGACTGATGGGCACCCTGCGTTTGGCCCTGCCAATAGTAACAACCACCTCCCTTCCCAGTCTCTGGATCTTTACGACGCCACTTGCACCCAGTGCACGACGCTTCAGTTTGTTCTTTGGTTTCGCCAACATACCCTTGTGGTATATTGCCTGTTTTTGCATTGCCCGATGTGGGCCGCCATAACATTTTCATTGTACTACCCGGAGCAGATGTCGTGGTAACGAACGCGTGGTTGAGCGGATTTTGTTTTGTCGCAGTACTCGATTTCAAACAAAGCGTAATCGGATTCACGGACAGGTATTTGGGTTGACGCGTCGACGAACGTGCTGTGTTTGTATGGGTTGTATGTCACTCGGGCGGTACTTAAGCGATTGACGTCGAGATCGACGTGACGCAACTGGTAACCACGGGCAAAGGCGTGTACGTTTTTGCGTTTGTCGCGTCGAACCCGAGCCTGACCGCCTGGTTGCACGACCCATTTGACATTTTCCAATGCGAAACAGTCGACGTGATCAACCACTTTGCCGTTGTGGCGTACGCTGAAAAGTTTGCGCGTGAGGTTCCAATAGATTTCTACTTTCATTTTATGTCTCTGAGGCAGTTGAGCCAGTGGTCGTGTTTGGTTGTGATGAGGTAGGTCCACAGTACGTCGACCTCGTGTTGCAGGTTGTCGCAGTCGTCGTCGATCAGTTCGTCGATGACCTCAACCTGGTCCAGAATTTTAGATAGGATTTGTTCCATCACTTACTTCCATCGTCATTGAATTCTTCTGTTTTTAGAAGTGCGGCTCGTAGAAGATTCCAATCGATATCATTCATGGTTCCTCCGTCTTCGGATGCAATTAGTACGTGCTCGATTACAGAACGTAGGTATAAAATAGTTTGTGGTGGTGTCATTATTGATCTCTTTTGGTATTGATTAGGGCGGACACGTCGTCGTATGTCGGGCGTCCTCGACCGTTAGTGTGCCAAGGATCACCGAGATTTAAACAGGCTCCGTGTTCATCGAAGATATCGAAGAACGAATCAGGGTCATCGGCTAACTCTTTGCCTTGCCAAGACAGAGTTACAAAGTAGTACTGACCGTTGATTATGTATCGGGCGATAGTTTCAGTATGACAGTTTCCCATCACTCACCTCCCTTGGTTGGTATGATTACAGTGGAAACCCATTGGCCGTTAAGAGGTAGACCCACAATTGATTTCATGTCCACGGTCCATACATCGGCACAATCTTTGGAGCACCATCCGTCCGCGTTCGACCAGAAAAGGTATGCTTTACCAGAGTCGTCGAACTCATCGAGATGGCTACCACTGAGCATTCGTTTGTGACGAATCATCCAACGCTTGACCGGTGTGGCTCGATGCGACTGGCACCCTGCACCTTCAATGCAGTACCACTCTCCATAGCCAGTACCACAACGGCGCATAGCTTCTACCATTACGTATCTGTCACCTTCTCTTCCGCAGTTTGCACATTGAAATTTGTCGTTCATATTAAACAAATTAGACATTATTTACCGTCCTTACATTCGTGGGGAGCATCGATGTGGTGTGACTCGTCGCAGTGTACGCATGTGGCCTGATCATCATTGCGGAACATGTTTAAGACACCATGCGCGTTACACATTACGCGGTTCAATGAGCCATCATCGTCGCCATCGTATAGGTTTGGGTCGGATTCAAGGTAGTTGACCAGGAGTTGTAGAGCGTCGTACGCGCGTTGCAATTTGTAGATGTTGGTTTTCATTATGCTGTCCGCTATTGATTGGGATCGGGGTTGAAACATGGCTCGGGTTTGCCGTAGCCATGCCAGTCGAGCACACGATCCCGCCAGTTTTTTGAGTACTCGGTGGTGGGTGCGTCGACCTGGGCCAGTAGTGATAGTGGGCACTCATGGTGACATGGGCCCATTGATTCATCGATCGGTTTATATCCCCAGTCACCACCGTAAGATGACAGTTTGAACAGGCAGATAAACGATGGGCCTTGCTGGGGTTGAATGGCAAACCACAGGTGACGCCCATAGTTAGTGGCTTTACGGTCGATGAGCGTAAAACCGCCTGTGCTGTATTGGTTGACGAGGTCGTCGACTACGTCCTGGCGGCTGTAGTATCCAGAGAATGTACCCATTGTGTGCTCCTGTTGGTTAAAGAAGGGGCGGTGCAGGTCGTCGTGCTGTGCGTAAGCGATTCACGTGGAACCCAAACGGCTCATGCATCCTGATTTGCTAACGGTGCCGCCACACCGTGGGGTTTTGATCAGTTCCCAATACTGAATTACTTGGCTTCGCCGACGTCAATGTATTCGCGTACTTCCAGATTGAATTCAGGAATGTATGCGTCTTGGGCTGAGCCACCGGAGATGGCGATTGCCTTGGTGGCGTGATCAATTCCAGCGTAATGCTTGAATCGATTGATCGGTGCGGTGCGCTGACCGGTAGCCGTGACTGCTTGGTAAGCGGAGAACAAGTTGTTTCCGCCGTGGTCGTCATGTAGCTCGCCGTTATGGCACGCGTCCCAATACTTGAGACCAGCGGACATCTCGTTGATCTTCAGAAGACGACGACCAGTTAGGACGCCGAGGTAAGCGAAGAACAAATCGTTGGTCATTGGAATGTCGCGCCATTCCTCGATCATGCGTACGCGTTCAAGCACTGGGGTAATTGAATCGTTAGTCAATTCGTCTAACATGCGACCGAGTGTCGGGAACACATTGGTTGTGTGCTTTGCGCTGATCATGTGATCGGCAGAGAAACAACCGTTCGCGCAGATGAACGGTGCATGCCCGATGCCTGCCTGGTTGGATATGCTCTTGTCATAGCTGGAACGAAGTGCCAGTGTGAGAGCAAGTCCAGGTATCTCGGATTCGAATCCGATCATACCGAATAGCTGTGTGCCGGATTTGTTGAGGGCGTATGTCTCGAACGATGGATCACGGTCGAGCACGGTAGCCATTGAGTCACGAGCGCCATCGATGAACGATGCGTAAGGTACGGGTTGGTACGATACGTTGCCCGAGCTTTCACGGTACGTAGTATCGGGAACTTCGATCTGACATACATCATCGTATGTTGCACGGTATGCGTCAGGTGCGCCGATCAAACAGATCTGCTTGGATTTGATTTCAGGTGGTGGAGCTACCCGAGCACGGGCGAGCGAGGTGTTAAGACGTTCGATTGATTGAGGTTGCATTAGTCTCTCCTGGGTGGTGGGGATGATGACGGTTGATTGACATCGAAGTTGATTGAGAATGGATTGTGTGGTTGCTGTTCGGCAGCGTCTTGGATGACCATGCGAATCACGGACATCAAGCCGTCCAGGCGAAGCTGCTCTTCTTCGGAACAGTTTAGATATTCGGCCTGGTTTTTAGCGTGGGGATTGAGGTTGCATATTGCTCGGGCCCGTGCGGTGTCTGCAACTGCACGGCGATATGCTTCGAGGTTGTCATTGATCATGTGAAACATGGTGAGCCCTTTCGATGTGGATGAATATGTCTTCAATCGTACAAAGGTTATTGTCGATTGCTTGTTGGAGGATTTCGCGATGACTTAATGTTTCGTCGTAGGTAGCGAATTCCCGGATATCAAATTGATGTACCGAGGTGGGGTCGCCCCATGAATCGAGACCGTCGTAGTTTAGGGTGTACCAATAAGTCAGACGGTTGTCTGACTCATGGTTTTTGTAGCAGTGGTACACGCGGATCGTTTGGTGAATGGGTGTTGGACCAATCTTGTAGCAGACGAATGCTAACTCTGGGTTGATCCATTCCGTACGCCAAGGCATTAGCTGGGCTCTTCATCGCGGGTTGCAAGAACCTCACGACTTTCTTTGATGAGCCACTTGAGTTCATCGTGAGTGAGGCTGATGAGCCAAGGCACATCGACAGTTATTTGAGCTTCGCAATCGAAGTCCTGGACTTCGCATGAGACGTACTCGTCTTGTACTGTGATGTCGACATTGGCTGCATCGACGTAGACTTCTTGTGTCCATTGTATCTGAGTGATCATGATTAAATCCTAATGTGCGCGGAAGTTGTAATAGAATCGAGGCGAGTGATTGAAATCGAGCGTCCCGCGCTGACCATCTGATCGACGCGTGACGATAACGAGTGGTGCCAAGAAGCTTTCAACAGAGAAGTCACGTTGAAGTTCGGTGGTGTTCCATACATCACCATGAATGTCTGTTAGCTTTTGGCGTTCGGTTGCTTTGTCGAGAAGCATCATTCACCTCCTGTTACGAGCCTGAGACCTTTCTCAGTTTCGAGGTTGTCGTAGACATCGATGTCCTCAAGAGTGACGAGGCCGTCAAATTTGGTACTGCCTGAACGTGCAATCTCACGGTAGGGCATGATGTCATTGAGCCGTTGTTCGAATTTAGACTGGCCGTTCTTGACCTCGAATCGACCTTTACGAATGTCGTCCAGGTCGGTGAGCAACCGGTCATACGTGACATCGTTGATGCGGTCGAGTAGATATCGAACGATGTGAGCAGAGCCTCCATCGTTACGACGATTGCTGACGCCGGGTTCACCTTTCTTGAGTTGTCCCTCAATGGTGACGGTCATCTTGATTGGGTATGTACCCGCGTCAAGATCGTTGGTAAGTGCGTCAGCGTTCTTACCGTTGTTGAATTTACGAAGGGTTTCTAAGTACATTGCTGGAACCTGCATGGTTTCTCCTGTTGTTTAAAGTACTGGGTTAGTATACCGCAGTGGTATAATGATGTAAAGAGTAATTTGAGATTACCACCAAGATGTGTAGTAAATCTTTTTGTTGGAGTCGAGAGCTTTGCGAGCGACGTGTATGAAGTCCCAAGTGTCGACCATTTGTTGTTCGGTTGTGTGTCCGAAAAAGAATCCAGTTGTTTCTGGAAGACCTTCAAGTTTTACTGCGGTTTCCAAAGTGTTGATGTCATCTTCGGAAAGATATAAACGTTCGCAGTTAAATTCGGCTGTGTTTCCTCGTGCATAGAATAGTGCGGCCATGAAGCCTTCGAGGTTGGCGTGTTTACGGAAGTAGTAAAGTTCTGTGTCTTCCTGGTCGGGTGGTTCTTCAGCGAATAGATATTGATCAAGTCCCATTGGTATCTCCTATTGGGTGTGTGGTTGATAGGTCCGATATGAGGATCAGATTAAGTAGACGTCGAGCAAGTGACCCCACTGATCGCCGACTTGCTTTTGTACAAGGTGCACTGCAACCGCTGCATTCTCTGCGTCGATCTCTTTGTACCGTGGACGGCCTTCTTCGACGGTTGCATAAATGACGTGGTATTTTCTCGCTGGTGCCATGTTGTCTCCAAGGATGACTGCGCAACACACACCTCATAAGCATCACGGGACGCTGATAGTATCTGTGTCGTTGGGGTTGGCTGTAACGTTACGACCTGGTGTTACGCGAGAACGCAGGTTGTACCGTGTGTATAGAGTTTAGAGTTGGTTAGCGTAACACTCTGTAACGCTTGGTGTGTTACGCTATATGGTAGGTTGAACCAACTGAATGACCAGGTGTAACACTGTAACACCGATTTGGTGGATAGCATATACATATAGGATTGTGATGTGTGTCAATGGGTAATTGAATTACTCACTTAACAACTTTACTCACGCGCTACGTATATGTAGTAGAAAAAGAGTGTTACAGTGTTACACTTTAATATAGTATAGATAGAACCTATGATATGCCGTAACACTGGGAGTGTTACACTGTGTTACAGAGTGTTACAGGTTGTTGAATAAAGAAGTGTGGGGTAATGTGGGTATATGGAAGACGATGTTGAGTTGCCCCGTGTGCCCGTTCCTGCTGCCGAAGGGTTGCAGGTGATACCGCGTACTGTGGTTCCAGCCGGTGAGGCTGAAGTGGTTGCTATGCTTGCTGAACAAGCACGGTTCGATGGTAACGATCGGATGCGTGATGTAGCTAAACAGCTTTTAGGAGCTGGGTATACAGTAGCTACTGCTGCAAGACGTTTAGGAATCCGCCCAACAACTGTGTGGGGCTGGTCAAAAGAACCTGACTTTGTAGAGATTATCCAAGCTGGAGCCGAAAGGCGCAAGGATATACTTGGTGAAGGTTTACAGGAGGCTGCGGAAGCAGCACTTAGTGCGCTACTTGAAGTTGCAACTGATGTTGGAGCGCAACCTCGTGATAGAGTTAAAGCTTCAGAAGCTATTTTAGATCGATGTGGTATTACTCCCCAGTCTGAATCCTCAGAAACTCGGGTAGGTGTTACAGTAGATGTAGACTTTGATGAGAGATTAGCCAGGATTGTTGCAGCGAGTGCATCATCGGGCTCTAAGTAGTTGATTTCAAAGGAGAAATCATGCACGGCAGCGCACCTAAACTATTGATCATTGCAAAACGCGAAGCTTTGGGCGATGAGATGGCTGACTTTAGCGGCGATTCGTACATCGACGCTAAGAAAAAAGCGATGAGTAGTGACGATCCACCGGATACAAAGTATTCGGAAGATCATCACGAGGCAATGAAGCAAATGGCTGACGAGTTGTACAAAGCATCTAAGCTGCACGCTGGTCAAGCAGATAAGCTGATGGAGATCTGCGAAGAAATGTATAACGAGTCAGGCGATAAGGATGAATCGAAAGATGATAAGCCGCACAAGTCGTACGGCGATCATAATCCTTACGGATCACACAAGAACTATTAGTAGTTAATCTCTGCGTGGATCTAACGCAGTGAAGTACGCTGCTGTAAAGAGTGTTGTGAGAATCATTAGTAGGGATACGTGAAAGAAAAACATGTTGTCTCCTAGAATGGTTTGAACGCGTCGTGAAGATCTATGCCCATTGCAGATACTTCTTCTCGAATCCTTTCGACCCGTCTCTCATGCAGAGCTATCAACTCCCCACCCTCGTAGTCTTCGGGGGCGTTGAGCTTGGCGTCGTCTAGCCTAAGCAGAGCGTCGTAGTAACGTTGTCTTTTGGCTCGTCGGTCGAGCCAAGGAAAGAGGAAGAAGATGATTGCTGCATTGGTTGTAAGCATGAAGATGATGAGTGAGTAGAACCCGTCCATGACGTTCTCCTTAAGGTTGAGGGGTTTCCCCCACGGCCTAAGCCGTGAGGGTTGTATCGATTTGGATGTCGCTGACTTCACCCACGTTGGTCATCCTTCCCCAGATATCGACGTAGTCGTCTGTGGGATTGTTGGATACCTCTTTGACCTTCTTGACCCAGTGAGGTCCAACGTTGTTGGATGATGGTCGTCCTTCCCATTCTTTGACACCGAAGTGTCGGTCTGAGAAGAAGATTGGTTCGTTGTGCCAAGTCTCCTGAAGTCCGATTGAGAAGGTAGACATCTCATCGTTGATCCAAGGTCGCATGTGCCGTGGCATCTTCATCGCGATGCGTC